ACTTTAAATGTATGGAATAAACAAAGAGAAATATAATGGAAAATATAGCAACTATAGAAGTAGGGGATGTAAGTTTAATAGTGGAATACAATTATGAACAAGGTGAAGAGATGGAGTTTGATTATCCTGGTTCACCTTCTGAAGTAACTATGGGAGGAATATATCTTATAGATAGTAAAATAAATATATATGAATTATTAGAAAGATCTAGCTATAAATTTATTACAGAAATAGAAGATTTAATAATAGAAAATCACGAAGAATGAAAGTAATAATATCACAAAGAGTAGTGTACCACAGGTATTCAGAAGTAGAAATAGAAATAGACGAAGATGATTTTGAAGACTTTGAATTACAAAATACTTTTAATCAAGATGAATATTTTTGTGAAGCTTCTGATGGGACAAAAGGTCTTGATGACTACCTAATGGAAAACGCACACCTATATGACGAACAGTTAAACGAAGCACACGACAAAGCAGAATATAAGACAGGAACAGGTCTGTATGATATTAAAGGAATGGATGATGCAGAATCAGATTGGGAAATACGATACGATTGTGTAGAATTGAAAACAGGTGGACATTTATAATATGAAAGAAAAAAAACCAAGACAATATCGCTCTAGACAAGGACGATCAGACAGAAAATATGCAGATAGTTTAATCGTGTTAACGATTGCATCTGTAGGCTTACTTATAACAATAATAATAATAATATTATGGCAGAATTTATGAAAGGCAATAAAATAATAGCAGAATTTATGGAGTTAGAAACGGAAATATTTAGCGACAATAATACAACTCGAGGCGAATACAGTAAACAGGAACTTAACTATTATTACCACGGAACTTTAGATAGAATAATTGACCAGGGTTGGTTTGAAGCACACGAGTTATCTTACAACTTGTCTTGGGATTGGCTGATGCCTGTGGTTAGCAAGTGTGCTATACTAAACAACGAAGAAGGCTTTGAGCCTTTTAAAGATATATGTGAGCTGAATATAGATGACACATATAAAGCAGTAGTAGAATTTATAATTGCTACGAGATGAAAGTAAAAATAGAATATTGGCAACCTAAAAATGAATCAGTAGTTACTAAAGAGGGATTTAGATATCGTGATACTAAATCAGTTGTTAATAAAAATCTTATTTGGGAAGATTCAAAATTAGAAATCTTCAGAAAGTTTGATAAAGAGAACAATAGATTAACATATTGTAATGGTAGTTATTATAAGTTTGAAGACAAAGAATTATACAAGGAATATATTAATTGGAACAAGGAATAAACACATCAAAAAAATGAAAACAAAAATCGTATTAGTATTAATAATAATTTTAACAATATTCAATAGCTGTGGTAGTGTAGGATGCACAACAAGAGCTGGGAATTATAACACAATAAGATAATGGAAGATATAGTAATGTTTACAAGTGGAGCTTTGTTTTTAATAGTATTAACTGTGTGTAATCTATACGATAAAGAATGAAAGCAATAATTTTAATTAGTATAATCTTACTATGGGGCAAGGAACAAGAAGATGTTTTAGTTACTGCTACGATATATCACGCAACACCAGAACAATGTAATGAAGATTACTTAACAACTGCAAGTGGTAAAAAAATAAACGAATTCAATCCCCAGGAACATAGATGGATAGCAGTATCAAGAGATTTAGAACAGCTAGGATTTACCTTTGGTCAAAAAGTTTTAGTAGAAAATGCGGAAGAAATGAATGGGGTATGGACAGTACAAGATAGGATGAACAAGAGATGGGTTCAAAGAATAGATTTTTTAGTAAACAAAACCAAGAAAGGTGGAAAATGGAACAATGTAATTATAAATCTAATACAAAATTAGTTGTATATTAATTATATATTACGTAAATTTACACTCACAAATAAATTAAATACAATGGGAAAATCAAGTCAAAAGTTTGTTGAAGAAAGAGAGAAAGAAGATCAGTCTACCCCACTAACAATAGTACCTTCAGCTCATAGTTGGAAAGATTACTTTACAATGTTAGGTCAACAATATACTTACAATTATAAACCAACAAAAAAAATATAAATGAAAAAAGGAATCTTTAACGCATACGTAAAATTAGTTTGCGAAGGAATGAATATTACTAATGAAGAATTGTTTTCTAAAACTAGAAACAGAGAGGTAGCAAATGCACGATTTATATTATACTATTTATGTTATGAAAGACCAATGACAGTAAATCAGATTGTATCATTAATGTATGAAGAGGGTTACTATATTAGTTATGAAAGTGTAAGAAGAGGAACACAAGTTATATCACAGAAATTAAACCTTAAAGAAGATGCCTACGATAAAGACTTTGCATCTTTTATAAACGATTGCTTAATTAAAACAGAAGGATGTTGTTAGATGATCATTACAGTCTTTTGTATGAAGTATGGGAAGAAGCAGAGCAAGATAGGTTAGCTATAAAAATGTCTACACCAGATGAAGAAGCAATCTTATACAAGGGAATTAAAATAATATATCACAGGTACGGAATAAGAATATACAATACGAAGAAGGGTTCGTTTACTTATCCAGAGATTGAATATGATGATTACTTATATTTTATAGACAATGGATTTAGAAAAGGAGTTTACTACATATTAAAGAGAACGTATCAAGATCAGATAACAACGATCAATGCTAAGATACAGAGCGAAGTTAATCAAAGAAATAACAAAAAACATTATGACTCTTTAAAGTTAAAGAGAGATAATATTATAAATAAATACACACAAATTATAAAACACGTAAAGTTATGAGTCAAACTAAATCAACATTTAAAACATTAGCATCTATCAATGTAAAGGATAAGATAGAGAAAAAGGGAAGATTCGATTATCTATCTTGGGCATATGCCTGGGCAATAGTAAAGGATAAGTATACTGATGCCAACAGAAAGGTATATGAATCTGAACACACAGGTTTAAATTACTTTACAGATGGCAATACTGCCTATGTAAAAGTTGGAGTAACATTGGGAGGGATAGAACATATTGATTACTTACCTATAATGAATCATCAAAACAAATCAGTTAAGATAGAATCGTTAACATCTTTTGATGTCAATAAATCAATACAAAGATCAATGGTAAAAGCTATTGCTATGCACGGATTAGGTTTGTCATTGTGGGCAGGAGAAGACTTAGTAGATATATCAGAAGCTAGACCACCAGTAAAGAAAGCTAGTAAGCCTACGTTAAAGAAGACTCACAAAGATTGGAACAATTGTGTTAGTTATGTTAAGGATAATAAAAACATTGGATTCTCTCAACTGATTCAGAACTTAGAAAGTAGGTATCTGATACCAACAGCAATCAAAAAAGAATTAGGACAATATGTTTAACGAAGAAAAATTAAAAATTATAGAAAGATTAAAATCTGATAAGGATTATTATGGAGACTTTGGAAAGAAATATTTATCTAACTCAGATATATGGACTCTACTAAAACAGCCAGAAGAATTTCGTAAAGGAGACAAGGAGGAGACTGGTCCAATGGTGCAAGGTAGATACTTTCACGTATCTGTATTAGAGCCAGAGAAGAAACATCTATTCGAGATTGTTGATTCATCTACAAGGAATACAAAACACTACAAAGAAGTATCTGATGGTAGGTTATTGTTGTTGAGAAAAGAAGCTGATCATTTAGATTGGTTAATAAACAAAATGAAATCAAACTTTAGGTTTCATTCAGACATATTTAATCCGTTAAATATATATGAAGAGCCTGGAACGATTGAATTGTTTGGTCATCAATGGAAAGGTAAGGCGGATATTATAACTCCAGATGTTCTCATTGATATAAAAACCACAAGTAATATTGAAAAATTTAAGTGGAGTTCTCGTGATTATAATTATGATAGTCAAGCTTATATTTACGGACAGATTTTTAATAAGCCAGTAATTTTTTATGTAATAGATAAAACATCTGGAAGACTAGGTATATTTAAACCATCGGAAAACTTTATACTAGGGGGTAGAGACAAAGTAATTAAGGCGGTAGAAATTTACGAGAAATTTTTCACACCAAATTCAGAGAATGAAATATCACAGTATATAACAGAGGTAGAATTATAATCAAGGAGTATTGTGCTTCTCCTTCTAAGCACTTTAATTTTAATAAATTTAATAATGAGCGAATCAACTTACGAGATTAAACCAGGGACATTTTCTTTGTTCAAAAACGACAACAGAACTGAGGAGAACAAACAACCACATTACAATGGTAATGGAAAAGATTTAAGTGGAAACGACTTTCAAGTATCAGCTTGGTTAACAGAGAGTAAGGCTGGTAAAAAGTATTTCTCTTGTAAAATTCAAGAGCCATACAAAAAAGAACAGTCAGTAAAATCAGATGAAGATTCATCTCCAGATCTTCCGTTTTAATCTAACAAACAAAGTCGAGGGAAGTTTATCTTCCCTTTTCTTTTCTATAATCTATGTTGAAAATGTTAACTTTTTCCCTTAGATATGGTAAAAGAAAAAATAAATTATAACTATATTGTATATAGAGTATTAAACAACATAAACACAACATTGTAACATAATGGAAGAAAGTAGAATTACAATATTTAGAAACATAAAAGATACCTCTACACCTTTTTATAGAGACATCCCATCGATATTAGTTAGGATCAAAGATGGTACATCAAAGGAGTTAATTAAGCAGATTAGATTAGAAAAAGATAAGAGTGTTAGGCAAGAATTAAAAAAGAATTTACCAGCGATTTGTTTTTCTGGAACATTTAAAAAGAGAGCAGATGATTCCATTATAGAACATAGTGGATTTCTTTGTTTGGATTTTGATGGGTACAACACTAAGAAAGATATGATATCTGAGAAAGAAAGATTGTCTAAAGATAGATATGTATATTCAGTATTTGTTTCGCCAAGTGGAAATGGTTTAAAAGCTTTGATTAAGATACCTAAAGAACCTGAGAATCATAAGTCTTATTTTATTTCTTTAGAAAGATATTTTAATTCAGACTATTTAGATAAGACCTCAAAGAATATATCAAGGGTATGTTATGAATCATATGATCCTTTGTTATACTTAAACTATAACTCTAAGACCTGGAATAAGATAGAAGAACAGGAGTATACACCTGTTGATAAGTATACATCAAGACCAACGATACCAGTTACTGATGAGAATAAAATTGTAGAAATATTATTAAAGTGGTGGGATAAGAGATACGGATTAAAAAGTGGAGAGCGAAACAATAATGTATATGTTCTCGCCGCCGCCTTCAATGACTATGGGATTACTAAGTCATTAGCTGAGTATATAATGTCCTCGTTTGAAAGCAAAGACTTTACTGCATCAGAGATAAAGAATACAATTAGTTCTGCATACTTACAGACTCAAAACTTTGGTTCAAAATACTATGAGGATGAGGATAAAGTAAACCAAGTTAGAATGAAATTAAAACGTGGTGTATCAAAAAAAGAAATACGCATTCAGCTTTCTGAATCTAATATTGAGGATGCGGTAATTGATTCTGTAATACACACAATTCAAGAGAAAGAAAGCGACAAGAGATTTTGGACTAAGAGTGATAAAGGAGTTATAAATATAATACACTATTTGTTTAGACAATTTTTAGAAGACAATGGATTCTATAAGTTTTCTCCAGAAGGTAGTAAGAGTTTTATATTTGTAAGAGTAACTAACAACTTAATAGATCATACTAACGAAGAAGAGATTAAAGATTTTGTACTTGGTTACTTAGAAGAGCTTGATGATATGTCAGTATATAATTATTTTGCAGACAAGACAAGATTCTTTAGAGAAGAATTCCTTTCAATGTTAGTTACTGTTGATGTATATTTTATTGAAGATGACAAAAACTCTGCATACTTATATTATAGAAACTGTGCAGTAAAAGTTACTAAAGATAACAAAGAAGCAATAGACTATTTAGACCTTGGAGGTTATGTCTGGAAGGATCAAGTCATAGACAGAGACTTTGATTTATGCGATTCATTCGATTGTGATTTCAGAACTTTCATACATAACATATCTGGAGAAGATAAGGTTACTGTTCGTTCAATGGAAAGTACAATAGGTTATATGTTACACGCATATAAAAATTTATCTTACTGTCCAGCTATCATATTGAATGATGAAGTTATATCTGAGAATCCTGAAGGTGGAACAGGTAAAGGACTTTTTATCAATGCTATATCTCAGATGAAGAAGTTAGTAATGATTGATGGTAAAGCTTTTAACTTTGAGAAATCATTTGCATATCAATTAGTTTCAGCTGACACTCAAGTGTTATGCTTTGATGACGTAAAGAAAAACTTTGATTTTGAAAGATTGTTCTCTGTAGTAACAGAAGGTCTTACCTTAGAGAAGAAGAATAAAGATTCAATATTCATTCCATTTCATAAGTCACCCAAGGTTGCAATCACTACCAATTATGCTATTAAAGGTAAGGGTAATTCATTTGCAAGAAGAAAGTGGGAGTTAGAGTTTAAACAATTCTACACTAAAGACTTTACTCCATTGGTAGAGTTTCGTAAATTATTGTTTGCTGAATGGAGTCAAGAAGAATGGTGTATATTCGATAACTATATGGTAGAGAACTTAATGTTTTATTTACGAAATGGATTATTAAAATCAGAATTTAAGAATCAAAACATAAGAAAATTATCAGCTGAAACTTGCCACGAATTTATTGAATGGTGTGGTCTTACTGGAAGTGTATATAAAAATAGCTCTATTAAATTTGACTATCAGATATATAAGAATGATTTGTATTTAGAATTTATACAAGACAATCCTGACTTTGCACCTAAAGCAAAACGAACTATATCAAGGATAGAATTTTATAGATGGTTAACAGATTTTGCAATATTCAAAACAGGAATTGAACCAACACAAGGTAGAGATTTAAATGGCTTATGGATTATAATGAACACGGATAAAACTAAAATAATAAAACCTAAAGATGAATTGGATTTCTGATTTTAAATGGTGTATAGAAAATGATTGGCAAGTATATATTAAACCAATTAATACTTTACAATGTAAGATAGCTATACGTAAAGGTGGTATAACTGCTCAAGGTAAAGATATATATTACAATAAAATTACAGGTGAAGAATCATTTAGCAGAGAAGTGTTAGGAGAAATAGTATATGTGTCTCAGAAAAAAGCAATGAATAAACTACCTGATGTCTATAAATATTTAAGAGAAACATATGAATGATAATAGCTTACATCTAGCAATGCTAAACTCTTATGATATTGTTATTCATAAAGTACCATTTAGTCAGTTACAAATTACTGACAAAGAATTCTTTATGCACGATGTAACTAAAAAAATTACAGTTAAAGTAATAGAAGATTTATTATTTTACTTTGAAGATTTAGAAGATTATGAAAAGTGTTCTAGATTAATAACTGTAAAACCTAACTACGAATGATAGACCAAACACATACCCAAGAGATAACAATGATTGAATATTTAAATGTATTCTATGATTGGGATTTAAAACATTCTGGTGTAGGTATGGAACATTATGATGCAATAGGTATGACACCAGGTAATATTAGAAAGCATTGTCTAATAGAAATGAAGTTTCGAAAACATCATTATGATACAATGATGTTAGAAAAGAAAAAATATGATTGGTTAATGAGAATGCCTAAGTCTACACTAAAGTTTTATTTAGTACACGATCCATTGGGTACTTATATATTTTGGTTAGACAATTTAAAATTAAACGATATAGTTATTATGAAATGTCCAAGCAAAACATTTTGGGATGATCAAGGTATGACAAATAAAGAAGTTTATTTACTTGAGATAAATCAAGCATTCATAAAAATAATAAAGAAATAATGGAAGTAGACTATAGAGATTATCAGAAAAATATAATACAAGAAGGGAAGGTTATTCTTGATAGGGATAAGTTTTTGTATTTAGCAATGCAAGTTAGAACAGGGAAAACACTTACTAGTTTAGGAATTGCTTCAGAGTTAAACTGTGAGCAGGTTTTATTTATCACAAAGAAAAAAGCCATATCATCAATTGAAGATGATTATAGTTTATTTTATAGACTACTAGGATTTAAGTTAGTGGTAATAAATTATGAGAGTCTACACAAAGTAATACCAACTCCCTGGGATATGATTATCTGTGATGAGGCACACACGATGGGTGCATTTCCTAAACCTAGTAAGAGAGCTAAGCAAGTTAAAGATCTTATAAACTCTTGTTCACACTCATCACCGTACGTGATACTGCTCTCAGGCACGCCTTCGCCAGAGTCCTATAGCCAACTGTACCATCAAGTGTATGGTATTCCTGGTAATCCTTTCAGAAGTTTTAAAAACTTTTTTAAATTTGCTAAAGACTTTGTAGATGTTAAACCATACCCATTTAAAATACAAGGCTACGTAGTGCAAAACTATGGGGAAGGATTAATAAAAATAATAGATGCATTAAAACCATATACAATATCTTACACTCAGAAGGAAGCTGGATTTAAAGTTGAGTTAACAGAACACATTGAGTATGTAGAAATGAAACCTATAATATATCAGTTAGTTAAAAAATTAAAAAAGGATTTAGTAATAGAAGGAAAGGATGAAGTTGTATTAGCAGATATGCCTATAAAATTAATGATGAAGCTTCATCAAATGTATTCTGGAACAGTAAAGTTTGAGTCTGGAAATTCAAAGATTCTTGACAAATCAAAAGGAGAATACATATACAATAAATTTAAGAATAAAAAAATAGGAATATTTTATAAATTCAAAGAAGAGTTAAATATTTTAAAACAAGTGTACGGAGATAAATTATGTACAGAGTTAACTGAATTTAATAATACAGATAAAACTATAGCCTTACAAATAGTTAGTGGTCGTGAAGGGATTTCATTACGAAATGCATCAGCGTTAGTTTATTTAAATATAGACTTTAGTGCTACAAGTTATTGGCAATCAAGAGATCGTATGACTACAAAAGATACAGTACATAGTGATGTCTATTGGATATTTTCTAAAAACGGAATAGAAGATAAAATATATAAAGCAGTTACAAAGAAAAAAGATTATACATTAAGACATTTTAAGAAAGATTTGCAATGCTAGAAAAAGATACGACAACGTACCCAAAAAGATACGTATCTTTATCTAATGACAGAGCAACAGATACAAGCGAAAAGAATTAAAGAGTTTCAAGAACTAGGTTACTACGTAATTAAATTAATTAAGACCAACACTAATGGTATACCAGATGTATTAGCTATACCTCCAGATTCTGGAGTAATATTTTCAGAAATAAAAACTGAGAAAGGAGTTGTATCTCCATTGCAAAAATATAGAATGAAAGAATTAAACGACAATGGAATTGAAACAGAAATATACAGAGGATGAATTTGAATTAGATGATTACTTTATTTATCAGATGAAAGAATTACGTTCTTCTACAGCTGTAAAAATAGCAAAAGTTATAGATGGAATTAGAGATATACGTGAAACTCACGGAGACATAGATAATATTTCTGGATATGTAAATGATAATGATGACAATCCATTTTTTTTTATGATAGATTATTTCACAGAAGAAGATCATCCAATAGTACTAATAGATATATATGAAATAGATATAGATTTATATTTAGATCAAATAAGTTTAGATAAACATATAAAAAACAATAATGAACTTAGTAAAAATAGTTGAAGTAATAGAGGAGGAAACAAAGCTTAATGATATTTTAAACAAATCACGTAAAAGAAGATATGTAGATGCTAGAAGAATATTATTTTTTATTTTAAGAAATGCACACCGATTATCTTATCAAGAAATAGGTAACTTATGTGGAGGAAAAAACCACGCAACAGTTCTTCATAGTCTGAGACATTATGAATTTATTTTAAAGACAGAACCTAATTTTAAAAACTTACACGATAGAATAATAACACGTGTTGGTGGCAAAAAAACTGAAGTAGAATTATTATGGGAAAAAATTACTATATTAGAGTCAGAGTTATTAACAATTAAAAAAACTTAAAATGGAATATAAATATGCTGATATAGAAAAAATTACAGAATTCAAATCTTGGTCAGTTAGCAAAAAAATAGACGAATTGTTTAGGATTGATGCTCATATGTATACCGAATTAGGTCTTGACTCATCAAAAAAAGACAAAAAAGACACAAGAAGTAAGTCTAAATCAATTTATAGAGCAATACAAAAAATAGATCCTAAGTTGGGAAAAGATCTAATTTACTACATTGACAGAGAAGATTAGTTAATAAGTTTTTTATAACTGATAAAAAATATTTTGTAGATTATAGTGATCTAAAAAAATGTCAGTTAAAAAAAACAGTCATAACACTATTAATTATATAAATTTATTGATGTCAAATATTAATTTATTGACAGATGATATTTATGAATCTTTAATGGATGAAGACAATACTACTCTAAACAATAATATCAGAGAACTAATATCTGTTTTGCGTGATACGCAGAAATTAACAGAGGATGAGTTCTAAACCTAAACAAAAAGTTTGTAAATCCTGTAATTCTCTTAAAAAAATAAGTGAGTATCACAAAGATGGAATTAAATACATTAGAACTGATTGTAAAGTATGTTTCCAAAAGAAAAAAGTTGATAGAAGAAACAAATTAAAAAAATGGTTAACAGACTATAAAGAATTATTGTCTTGTTCTGTGTGTAACTATTCAAAAGAAACACACAAAACTTTTTCAATTCGAGCTATAGAATTTCATCATCACAACAAAGACAAATTATTTAATGTTAGTGAAGGTCCAACTCAAGGATTCTCTAAAGAATCTATATTAAAAGAAATACAAAAGTGTTTAGTATTATGTGCCAGATGTCACGCTGAGTTACATCATAGATTAAAACAATCCACCTGACTTATTTTTTTTAAATATAGGACCAGAATCTTTTATTTTTCTCTTTTTCTTTTTCTTTTTCTTTGTAGGCACATCTATTACCATTGGTTTTGTTACACCCCTACGTTTGTAACTTTTTATGTTATTGTTTACAACTGTACCTGTTTCTGATGGTAACAAACCTAATACATACATCATATAAATAACTGATTGCATTTTAACCGAATCTTTATACATAGGATCTATTTCTTTCTTACCACCATAATTGTCTGTGTATTTACCAGTTACACCTAAAACAAACAGATCGATAATTTGTTCTCCAGCTTTTAGTCCAATCCCTAAAACACCTAATCTATCTAAAACCCCTTGTCTATTTCCCTCAAAAAATTGATACGGTTTTTCTTCGTCACTAAAAGTTTCAATCATAGCATTAATTCCTTTTAGAACAACTGGATTTGCTGCTGGTATTGGAGATACAATATCAGTAATTATATTTCCTGCTCTACCTTTTTTTCTATTTTCAAAATCTTTTGTTTGTTTTTCTTCATCATCATCACCAAGAGCTGTTAGATTTGCCAACGTTTGAGTTATCAATAATCCTAATGCATTAAAGGCTACTGATTCACCAATTAACCCAGCTAAAGATCTTGTTGCCGCTATCTTATCTTGAGTTGTTGGTCCAGTTTTTTGTGACAACACACTTATATCTGCAAGCATTCTACTCTTTTGATTAATTAAAAAGTTAGCAAATGGGAAAAAAACTTTTCTTAATATTTGTGGACCAACCTTTTTACTGGAAAAAAGTTTACCTTGTAAGTCAGCATCAGAAGTATTCTGTTGTCTACCTAGTTGTTGCTGAGCATATTCAGCTGCCCTTGTATTCTCTTTATGAGTTTTCCAATCAATACCGCTAGTTTCAATACCTTGTTTTTTTAAATCATTAACATAATAAGCCATAAAAGAAGCTCTTGCTGCAAATAAATCAGGCTTAACTAAGAACTTTTGAAGCCAAAATTTTTGTGCTACATCAACTCCACTCATAAATCTATTAAATTTATTACGTGATGAGTTATCTAATTTTGTATTACTTCCTTCTAAGTTTGTTGTCGCTTGTAAACCACGATTCGAAACATCTACACCTAAATTTTCTATCCATTTCATAGCATCTTTATTTGTAGTTGCTAATCGAATTCCTTGAATTGAAGAAGCGATACCCTTAGCAGTAAATAAATTTATAAGCGTATTAACTAGAGGTGTTAATTGTTTTAAATACTGAGTAGGACCACCAAGTACTCTGGACACTCCCAGTCCAGCTAACCTATTTAATCCAGCTAAGTATTTCTTGGTTTCTTTATCTGATTTTACATCAGTACTTACACCTCTTTTAGCATTAACATATTCATTGAACCTTTTCTTTATTGCTTCTCTGTTATCAAGATCAGGAATAATATTTTTAAATTCTGGATTTTCTATAAATGCTTTTAACTGTGCAATACCTTCTGCAGTTTCTATATCTGTTAGTGCAGCTTTTAATTTTCTAATATTCTGACTATCAAAAGCAAAACTTACAACTCTATTTGTTAATTCCGTTGGTTTTTTTGCCTCTATTAAAACGCCAGTTTTTTTATCATAAATACTTTCAGAATGAGCTTGAAAAACTGGTTCACCAAGTTTAGGTATATCGTCTTCTAATTTTATTCTATTAATGGAATCAGGTATATAATTTATATCTTTTCCTAATACTTTATTATAAACATTTAATGAAACATTTTCTAATGCTACTCGTTTTTGTGCCCATTGATCTTGCATAAACTCAACAGCAGCTATGTTTACAGGATCTACACCCTTACTAAGATCATTAATATCTTTAGAATCTTTAACAAATTTATTAAAAACTTCTCTAGCTACTTTAGCTAACTCAGTTTGACCATCTGCCTCTAATGCTCTAATAGATTCTTCTACTAACTTTTTTCTTCTATTAAATTCTGTCTGTTGTTCTGATTTTGTACCTATAACAGTTCTTCTCATAAAAGCAAACATACCTCGTTCTTGATCATTACTTATATCAGTAAATGGTTTACCGTTAGGATTAGTTCTTTCTTTATCCAGAAATCTTTCTTTACCAGCTTTAAAAACATTACCTACATTTGTTATAAAAGTCTCAGCATATAAATCGCTTATGTTATTAGTAATTTTTTCAGCTTTAGCAGCACCTCTTCTTATTTTCATAAAACCACTTAACTTTTCAAAAGACAAAGCTCCAGATTGTCCTTTGAACATACTCTCAAGTTGAAGAGGTAATTGTGCTAACCAGGTATTCCAAGCTGAACCAACTCTTGTAGACATATATGTTTTTAATTGTCTTGCTATTAAACCTTTTTTCTTAGTTGTAATTATATTTTTATTTGCAGTATCTACTGCAACAATAAGTGCCATTCCACCAGTAGTTTGGTTAGTAGCAAAATTAATCATTGAATCTAATGCTTGTAGTTTTTGTGATTGACTCATTAAATCTAAATCAATATTCATAAACTTACGTACAATTTCTTGTTTAGCAGCATCTACTTTAATTTTCTCACCAGTAAATGGATCAACTTGATCATTTATAAGACTATCAACAATAGACTTATATGTGTTAAAAGCTTTTTTAGTTGCCTTATTAATTAAATCAGCAGCTATACCTGGAGGAGTAGGAGGAGTATCTTTCTTATTCTCTGCTTCTTTTACTTTTTGATCGTGAATAATATTACGCATTTCAACTAATGTTAATTCATTAGAATTTAATCCTGTCAAATCACGGAAAGATTGAGCTTCAGCTTCTCTTAATATTTTCTCTTGTTTTTTTATTGCATCATTAGAAAATTTATCTAAAGATTTTATATCAACACTTTCTGCTGTTATAAGCTTTCCATCTTTATTTCCTTTTGATTTTTTTAAACCATCAATAATAGTTTGTGCTTTGGCGTTGTATGCATCTATATCAGAAACTAAATCAATATCAATATCAAGAAACTGTTTTACTGCTACCTGCACATTAGCCTCAGCACCTTTTACTGATTTTTTTATACTACGTTGTTTAGCCTTTGCATCATTAATTTTCTTGATTGCATTTGCATCATTGTTAACTTTTTCTGCAAAATTTAAAACCTTTGCAACGTTGAGAGGGTTATTTAAATTAACACCAGAAACTTTATTAATTAACTGAGTCATTTTACCAGTAGTAATTTTACCAGCTTTCTGTAAAGCCTTTAAAGCAGCTGCTAAAGACTTACGTCTTGTTGTTTGATCTTTCTTAGAATCATTAGCTGCTTTAACTTCAAGTCTAATTTGATCTTTTAATGCTGCAGATTCATCTACGTTATTAAGTTTCTTTTTATTTTTCTTAGCATCAATCTGTCGTTTAGTAGGAGAAGGTATTTCAACTCCAAGCTTTTTATTTATTTCCTGAATCATCGCTTCCTTTTCAGAATCATTTGATTCGTTAAAAAGTTTTGATTGTTCTAAATACTTAATAGCATTATCTGCTTCTGATTGCTTGTTGTCTCTGTTACCTCTTCGCTTATTACGATTTCTAGTTTTGATAATAATATTATCAACTACTTTATCTACTCTAGTCTTGTTCACACTCATCACTTCGCCCTCAGTCGAAGTTGATGAGTCTGTATCTATCTCCTGTTCATTCTCGTTTGAGACATTACCCTGTTTGCCATTGTTGTTCTCGATGGAGGTTTTACGTGTGTCTCCTTTTCCCACTCCTGGCAATTCCACGTTGGCATCTTTCTCTGTTTCTTGGCTTGTGCCATCATCTGATAACACTTTTTTCTTTGTTGTTGATTCTTGAATGGCATCGGTTTCTTTTTTTACTAATTCATTTAACTTATTGGATATTTCATTTTCAGTTGGTACTCTACCATCTCCTTCTTCTTTTAAGGCTTCAATTGCATCCTCTCTTGTAATATTATCTAACGCAGCTTTTAAAGCAATATCTGGATTTTCTTTAACAAATGTTGCCATTGCTTGTTCAGTATCCGCATCTTTTAAATTTTTAATCTGAATATCTATATCAACAATTTGTTTTTCTATATCTGCTTTTAAAGGTCCTTCTAAACCTTCTTTTTTCCGTACTAATTTTCCTCTTTGAGTTAATAACGCACCAGCTGGTTCAATGTTTTCAGGCATTATTATAGTACCCTGTGTTTGATTTACTGCAGTCTGCATAGCGTAAACCTCTTTATAAACAGCTGCTCCTTCAGCTTCAGTAATATTACCAGCTTTTACAGATTCATTAATAGCAGCTTCTATATTAGAGCTTTCTGTAGCTGTTCTAAGTAAAGCTTTTCTAGAGTTACCTAGCATTAGTTTTTTACTACCTACACCAGTAGTAGCACCTAATGTTAAAACAACAGTTTCTACAACATCTCTATAACTAGTAGTTTCGTTTAATATTTCTTTACCTACTGAGTCATTTGCTAAAGAATTTAAAAAATTTCCAGAAATTAATACTGGCAATTCTTCTACTACAACTTCTTTAAAATTTTCGTTTGCTAAGTCTTTTACTTTTTGTTTAAAAACTTTACTACTAACAACTGATTTTGGTTTCATTACTAAATCAGATAATATTTTTCTATAGTTTTTTGTGTTTGCCAACAACTTAACATTAGATCCTGCCAATCCAGAAAAAATACCATCTAAACTAGCTCTACCATTTCCATATAAAATTGCTCTATCATAAGCTTCTTGTTCTGGAACTCCTCCAGCCATTAATTGTTCTTTAATTGAATTTACTTCAGTAGTTAATGAAGATGCATATGATGAAACTCCCATACCTACACCACCTTTTACTGTTCTTTTGCTACCAGCTTTTACCAAACCTTTTTGCATAGTTTTAGTTGCCCATTTACCACTATATATTAATCCAAGTAAATGAGTAACTGTACCAGCTGTTCCTTCTGTAAATGCAGCTCCAGTAGTTTTTAATCCAAATTCAGGAACTTTTTTTGATTTTTCTAATATATCTTTAACCTCTTCGGTAGTAAACATACCAGACATATCCATCATTGTATTACTATCTAATATCTGTCCTCTTTTAGTTACAGATACTTGGTGTGGTTGACCATCAAAAGTAGTCATTACTTCTTTTGTGTTTTCAACTGTAGAACGTTTTAAAGGATCACCTAAATTACCCACTAAACGCCCATCACTATTTAACATTACATCTATTGACTCATTAATTGCTCTTGTACCATTAGCCATAAAAGAATCTTCAAGTCCTACCATATTTAAACCAGTTTCAAGTACTGTCGGTATAAACCCAACGAACGCCCCTACGAAACTAATAGCCACATCGGATAGAGTATTAGCTCCTTGTGCTAAGCCTCCAGTAAAATCTCCATCTCTTTGGTTTATTACATATTGTTTTCTTCTAAGAGTTCGAAGATCTTGTTCTTTTTCAAGTTCAGGAAATAATTTAATAAAAGCATACTGTCTTCCAGCATTTTTTAATTGATTAGCTTGTAATTGATTTCTTTTAGATATTAAATTTGCTCTAGTAGCAGGATCACTAATAAACTTTAATTTATTTTCAATTATATTTAAATCAGCAGTAATATCATCACTAACAGACGTACTATAAGATGCAAGTTTTCTTAGATTTCTTCTTTCTTCTGAATATTTTTTAGCCTCATCACTTAAATAAAAATCTTTTATTTCTTGAACATACGCAGCATCTTCTTTTGTATTTTCGTCTTCCCAAGCTCTATAATCAGCTACATCAACTTCTACCTTATTTAAAATATCTACAGGTATAGTAGATTTTTCTTCCAGCTCTAAAACTTCCTCATCAGAATAAAATAACTTTTGAAGAAAATTTCTATCTGAAGGATCATTAGCTGATACTGCAATCATTCCACCTGGAATTTTTCTTTTACCTCTAAATTTACCATCTACTACTGTACTACCCACATTTTTCATAACTAATGGGTTCATTGTTTCAGCATAACCAGTAAGTAATTTTAAATCTTCGACTCTTTGATAAAAATATCCATCAGGATTAGGAGTATCTCCAATACCATCATCAACATCTTTTTGTCTTCTTTTAATTTCTGCTACTTGATCTTCAGGAGATAATTCTGAAAAAGGAATATTATTTACTAAAATACTATTTACTTGAGTATTACTATTATCGTCATAAACATCGGATAAATTATTTTTATTTACTACTACAGAAGAGTCCGAGAATAATTCTGTTTCCTTTGCAGGAGGTGTAATGCCATCCGTATCTACCGTTCCTGAAGTAGAATTTTGTAGTTGATCTTTTTTTTTTAATTGATTATTAGCAACAAGTTTATTAAATTGATCTTGTCCATATTTATCAATTAAAGTATTACCATCTGCTTCAGTACCATTTGGAGTAATATAAATATTATCATCAGTTAAACCGTTATCAAATATTTGAGTATCAGGTATAACTTCTTCTTCAACAACTTCTTCAGTAACAACAGGAGCTTGCTCTTCTACAACTTCCTCAACAACTTCTTCTTTGACGACTTCCTCAGTAACTAAAGTAAACTTACCAGAAGCAACAAGTTTATTAAATTGATCTTGTCCATATTTATTAATTAAATCAGACTCACTTACTATTCTACCATTAGGAGTTCTATATTTATTCATTTTTTTAATCTTCTAAAATGTTACCAATTTTATCTTTATATAATCCCATATCATCTTGAGTATACACAACGTTTTTAACCGTTTTTGTTAGGAAATCAGTTGCTTCTTTAGATTTATATCCTATTCCTACAGCTTCTCTAAATAACTCATTTACATTTTTTTCAAATATTTCATTATCTCCTTTTAAAGTTACTGTCTTTATTGTTTTTCTTTTCTTAGGATCAGCTGGATCAGTAATAGTAATAGAAATATTCATTCCATTTGGATCTGCTAAAAATTGAACATCTTCTCCTTGACCTTCGTCTTGTTTAATACCTAAAGCTCTGTATAATTTTCCTAACTCATTTGTCATTTTTACTGTTTGTTCTCCATCAACACCATTATCAGTCCAATTACTCATAATGTCTTTGTATCCAGGTGATACAGTAAGCATTTGACTAGCACTTTGTCCATCCTTAGCTAAAATATCATCTACAGTAACACCTCTTATAGCATCTTCAAATACAGTCTTAGTAGTGGTAACATCTATATTTTTTCCTCCACTATCCACACCAGTTGGTTCAGCAAATTCTGAGTATTTATCTCCTAACCTAACCTTTAATCCTGTTCTAGCTGCAGTTGAAGAACCTTCACCATATACTGCATACAGATTATTTTCAAGTTGTTTTTTAGTCATTTTAAGAAATTGTGGTTGATATTTAGGATTTTTAACCTTTACATCTTTTCCATCTTCCTTCTTGATAATAAACTCTGGTTGCAATACATATGGACTTCCTGCAGTTCCATCCCCAGAAATTAATTGTTTATCTAAATCAAATTTCTTGTTTGGCTCTCTTGTGGTAATATTCATATCTATTGATCCTAAACCTTCGTTTTTGTCAACACCCAGCGTAAACTTAGTCACAACCTCTGCACCTGATCTATAATCAAGTTTTCTAACTTCAGTTACACCTTCAGAAAATTTATATTTTGATTGATTCTGTAATGCTTCTAATTCTGCTTTTCCTACCTCTTGACCACCAACAATTAAATTGCTTATTTTCTCCATTGTATCTATATTATACAATTGTTTGTCAGTAAGCTTATTCAACTTGTCTTTATCTAGTTGATTTTTGTATGGATCAAATTGTGCTCTAGCTTGTCCAGGTGTAAATTTTCTACCTACTTTACCACTAATAACACCTCTAAAAAAACCTGTAGCAGCTTTTCTTTGTTCATCATTAGTATCAACTACTAAGATTCCAGCAGGCTTAGTCATCCTCATTCCAATATATTTATTAACTTTTAAGTTTTCATATACAGGTTTTCCATTAGCATCCCAAGACGTTACAACGTTAACTGATATTTTTTCGTCTGGATTAAACTCTATCATCTTACCAGGGTTTGCTGGATCTGATATATAACCAGTACTGGTTTCTTGTGCAGTTAATTGTTTAAATCCTTGCGTTCCCATAATAAAATTATCAGTTAACGTACTAGATATATCTCTATTAGTTCGTGTTTTACTATTTATAAAACTATTTGCGTAATTAAGAAATTCAGGATTTCTTCTTACATTATCTTCTCTAGATCCGCCTACGAAACCCTGCATACCAATTATAGTTTCATATGAATCCAAAACAGTTGGATTAAATGCTGTATCCACATCAGTTTTAACATTTGTTGAATTCCATTCCTCTCCTCCGTTTTGCAATAAAGCTAAAACACTTACACCACTTTTATCTTTATCAAGTATAGGCAGACCAGTTTTAATATCCAACACTCTTTTCTGTAAACCAGTAGTTGGATCGAATACTGTTTTATAAACCTCTACTATACCATTTCCTTCATCATCAGGTGTAACATTTGTATTATTTAAATCTTGGATAAAAGCGAAACTACTCTGCATTGCAAGATTACCTTGACCAGAAGTTGGAGGGACAAACACTCCCTTATCATTAGTATAACCTTCATTCATTTCTTTATTTCGTACAGATTGTGCCTCTGCATTATCTACTCTTCCTTTTATTGCTTGCCAAGTTGCTTTTTGATTAGCTTTATATATACCGTAATCTCTAACAGCAAATTTTCCTCCTAATCCAGAAGTAACTACTTCTTGTCTTTTATAAGTTTGTGCAATAAAATTATCTATATTCTTTAATGTCCAATTTGATAGTGTAGTATTTGATGGCACATCGCCTAATTCAATACTTCCACCACTAGAAGACTTCTCATTTGTAGCACCATCTTTTACAGCCTGATCTCTTAGTAATCTAAGATCTCTTATATCCTTCGAACCTGTTTCTTTAAACTGTTGACGAGTTTCTGCTTTAGCTTCCTGATCAAGAAGAACTCCTGTTCCAAATTTTGCCAATGAATCTGCAAAACTTGTATTGGCTTTGGATTTTATCGCACCTAGTTTTTCTAATTTAAATAAATTCTCTGCCTTTATTGCCATATTATTTTATTATAATTTACCTTTAAACATTGATGCCCAGTCAAAACCACCTAAAAAACCTGATACTTTATCTCCAATACCTCCTAAAAAACCACCTACTTTAGATTCTCCAAAATCCTTTCCATCACCTATACCAAAAGCAGTACCAACTTTATTTACTGCATTTCCTATTTTGTCTATAGTACTTACTTCAGCTTCAGCTGATTCAGCTGCTGCATCTTCTGCATCAAACTTAGCAAACGCTTTTGCTTGTGCTAAAGCATCTGTATCAGAAAGAGTTTCTCCTTTTGCTTTTGCAGCTGCCTGTAGTGCTTCTGCAGCCTTTTTAAAATCTGAATTAAAGGCTGGTGTTAAGGCACTAACTGCTCCTAAAGCAGCTGATCCTAAAGCATCCATACCAGTAGAAGTAAGCGTATCAGCTTCTTGTTGTAACAACTTTGATTCAATTCCTGCAGATTCTCCTCTCGTATCTTTCATAGTACTCACCAACTCACCTTTTCTATTTCCTTCTATTGCAGCTTTTGTGTCAATATCTAATTTTATCTTGGTCAATGCATCTCTATCTTGACTTCTAGCAAGATCTTGAGTTGCTTTAATTTTACCAGCTGTTGCAGAAACACCTCTTGTATCACCTTCTGCTGCAGATTCTAAAATTGTAGAACCATCAAGAGTTTTAAATTCATTAGCTCTATCAAATACTTCCATAGGAGCTTGAATAGAATCTAATCTATTTTGTTCTAAATCTGCTAACGCTTGTTCTTCTAAAGCTAGTTCTTTTTGTCTAAGTAAACCTGCTTCTCTATCAGCTTCTTTTCCTGCTTGAAGTCCAGCATAGCCTTTATAAGCCATTGATCCCAAAGATAAAATTGTTGATGTTACTTGCATATTATAATATTTTAATCATTTCTTTATTGTATTGACCTGCCTCCATATAACCTTGTTCTTTATATACATTTATTAAACTATCTGACTTTATTAAAGCATAAGCATATTTACAATTGCTTTTTTTTAGTGTTTGAGTTAGAACATTTATAAGCTTTTCTAATGCTTCTTTTCTTTTTGATTTATCTTTATAATGAAAATTAGAAATAATCCAATCACACCATCCTACTTTGGAGTTAGTTACATAAATAAATCCTGCACAAACAGGAATATCTTCATCGTAAACAATATATCCACCTTTACCATTTTCAGGTAAAAAATCTTTAGGAGGAGCTTTCCATCTCCAATCATTCCACCAATTTACTAAAATTTCCTCGTAGTCAGTATCTTTTAATTTTTTTATAATAAATCCCATAACCCAAAGATACAAAATCTATGGGAAACTTTTAAAGACTTGAGTGTTTACAGAAAATAACTCAACCGCACTTGTACTGGTATTTGTTAAAGTAAATTCTAAATAATAACCTAACATACCATAAGACTCAGCAACTGAATCTTTTAAGTAAACAACTTGATCACCACCAACTATATCTCCTACTGGAATTGCAATTGTAATTGCTGTTCTATTTTCAGATATTGCAGTAACTGGTCCTACTTCAGATAAAACTCCAGCGGATACTTTATATACTTTATCACCAATACTTAAAATTGAATCCACAGAAAAACTAAAACTTATAACTACTGGTGGAGCTGCAACACTACCAGTTACAGTCAAACAAGTTCCAATACCTTGTGTAGAACGTAAATTTAAATTTTGAGAACCTGAATTATATCTAATAAAACTAAAGAATGATCCTTCTTTTAAAGAATAATAATCAGCAGCAATACTACCTGATTGTAAATCAGTAATTAAAGTTGTTGCCCATCTACCATCAGATTCTAATTCAATTGTTTTAAATATTTTTGCTTGTAAAGGTTGATCGTTTAAAACTCCTGTTATAGTAGAATTATATTGAATACCATAATAGTTGTTTCTTAACACATTAGTATTGTGACGATATAAATTACCTTTATTAAAAGTATATAAATATTGATTCATACCCATTATATAGTCTGGAAAAAAACTATAAAACGATGGAAATCCTTTAACTCCTTGACTATATGTTAATGTATAACTTGGCATATTTATTTATTTATTTATTATTATGGACAAATCGCTATAAGTAAAACAGCTCCTGAAGCATTTACTGTTGCAGACTCAGTTGCACCACCTCCAACGTCAGATGGACCAATTCCTCTGTAGTTACTCCACGTAACAGTTGATGATCCAGGAGAAGATCCTGAATAAATAATATCACCGACTTGAGGTAAAGTTCCTGATCCATTATGATATAAAAGTTGACTAGTATTAATTCCACACATACCATCGGCTAAAGTAGAAGTTCCTGCTGTTACAAAGAAAGAGGTATTAGCTGCTCCACAAGATGGACAAACACTTAAAGATCCTAATGTAGAACCAGTAATTTGTCTATAACTTGTTGTACCAGGAGTTCTATAAAACCCTGCGGCTGCAACAGTACCTGATGTATCTGTATATACATTACTAGTAGTAGATAATGAAGATCCATAATCAACAAAGTATGAAGAAGTTACTCTACTAACACAACATAAATCATTTGCAGAAGTTACATTAAATTCTAAATTAACAGCACTATAACAAGCAGAGCAAGATGCTACCGCTGCTAAAACACTACCAGTCATTTGCCTATATTGGTTTCCAGCTGGTTCTCCATAGAATCCATCTGGTGCTATTGTAGTTAAATTAACATCAGTAAATATATTTGTAGTATTTAAAAAAGTTAAACCATTTGGATAATAATATTGTACAGATGTTTGCGTTAAACAACAAAGATCTTGAGATACCGTAGAAACATAATCTAAAGAATCAAATGTAAAACAATCAGCACATACATTAGAAGATAATAATAACCCACTTAACTGTTGTCTATATTGTCCACCAAATTGATAAAAACCATCAGCGGATTTAATTGTTAAATTAACATCATCATAGACTGCGTTTGCAGTTAAAAAACTTACTGAATCTATAAACTTATTTACTACACTCATATCATATAATTGTTATGTTCACACTCATCATTTAAGGACAACACTCCGTGTAGTTAAATGATATATTAAAACTCTGACCTGTTGATCCAGAATAAACTAAATCAGTTACAACACAAGGACTTGTTAAATTATTACCTGTTGTTAAATAGTTTCTTAATCCTATAGAACCAAAGTTACCATTATTATTTGATTGAGTATTCCTTAACTCTAAAGTATTAGCACCACCCACTACAAAATTAGGGTTGAATCTATATGTAACCATAAGGTTTAAAGGACAAACAAAATCACTAGTTACAATTGTAGAACTTGCATTATTAGATGCAATAAATACTGATCCAGCTTGTGTATTAGAATTTAAATCTAATGCTCCTATGTAGTTGTTATTTAAATATACATCAAAATTATCATCTTTAGCAGAGTTACTATTACACACTTGAAAAACTAAAGTTCTATCTGGACAAGTAGGTGCATCAGTTCCGCAATCACAACAAGATGAAGTAGAAGAGGAAGCATCATAACATAACTCAATTGCAGTAGATACTCTATAATCCCAAACTAAATATAAATAATCATTGTTAGCTGCATTACTATATGTAAAAGGAGCTGAATAAGTATTTAAACCAGTTAACGTAATAGGGGTAGCAGTATTCAACAATGGTATTAATGTATTAATATCAGCTTCGTTATAATTAACATTAGAAACTAAATATTTAAATTTATCCGATAAAGGATCAAAAATAAATGTATCTCCACTTGGTTGTAAGTTTTGCATTGTCACAGTTGATCCAGATGTTGGAATAGTACCAAACGATGCAGGACCAGTTTGAGAAGCAAATAAAGAAGTACCATCTTCTTCTAATATAATATTGTCACTTTGAAAAGGACTGGTTGTAACACCATCTGACCATCTGTATCTTATAGAAGAAGTTAAAGAAGCATCGCCACTTTCATTAATAACAATACGTTTTACAGTTAGATTTTCCGTTGAAGGACATCCAATAGTAACAGAATAAGTTGCTGCGGTAGGTGTAATTGTTACCTGTGCACCAACTGGGAATGCTTGATTTTTATTCCACGTTAATGTTCCTGTTCCTGAAATTGTTTGATTAACTACATCTATACCATTATAATTAATTAATAGTACAGCCGAACCTGCAGTAAAATTATAAACAACTGATACAATACCTATAGTTGAAGTACAATTAAGGTCAAAAACAACTGCTTTACTCGATAACGTTTGTCTTATATTATATCCACAATCTCTTTTAGTTGGTTCAACAGGTACAATACTAGAGTTACTGCTTAGTACATATTCATCCATATATGGATCATAACCTCCTAATTTTTGTGTATTAAAATCATCAGTAAATAAATCTCTAAACCAACTACGCATACCTTGATTAGATATTACTTCTAATTTGTCAGACTTAGCACTAATTCCACCTCTTAAATTTAATACAGAACTTCTTTTAGCATCTGTAAAAAATACATCATACCCATAATGAGCAAAACTTTCAGGGTTATTACTAATACCATATTCTTCTATACGAGCTAATTGAGTTCCTAAAACTTCTGGTATAGAAGCAATAGCTCCACCAGCGGCTGCATCAGATAAAAGATTCTTTTCTACTAATACATATGAGATTTTATCTTCTTGTAATGTTAAAATATCTGTTTGTCTTGCGTGTAATTTTCTTATAGGACCAAATGATGATTCTAAAGATTTAAAATTAGCTAAAGCTAAATTAAATTCATTTAGTTTATTAACGTTCGTTTCTAAATTAAAGTTTCCACTATAAGTTATGTCAGCAAATCGTAAATTTTCTTTATAATCCTCTTCAGAAACTGCAGTTACTTTTTCTCCCAAAGTAAAACTTTGAGTTGTTAAAGCATCTAAAACCCTATTAGACTCACAACCATTACCAAAAACAAATGCATTAGAAAATGTTAAATTAATAATAGCAGGTAATAAACTAGTTTGATTTTGATCTGTAGTATTTGAACCAGATTGATGATTACCAGAAGTTATATCAAAAACTTGTTCGTTTTCAAAATACAATTCTGTATTAGCATCTTTTGCTTCAGTTTCAAATATCATTAATGTAGTTGCTCTTTGAACAATTAATTCTACTGTTGCATAAGAATTTCTTATATCTAAACCACGACATTTTTGTGTCCCTGTTTGATGAACTAAATACATTTTTCCATTTGCAGCATCAGTTTGAAAAGTAACATATGACTGCGAATCAGTAGCTAATCTAGTAAAAAATGAATATAATGTACTAGGTTGATTTATATTGTTTGGACCACCATCATCAGTTGTACCATCAGTTGAACCATTTGTTAAATCAATATTTTGACCTTCTACAAAAGCATACATACTTTCGTAGTCTTGACCAGCGGTAAATGTTTTATTATAATTATACTTTTTAGCACCACATCTGTTTCCTCTTCTAGATCTACTCTCGGTTAGTATTATAGTAACAATACTACCTGCTGGTATTGTGTAAGGAATAAATTCATCAGTTGCTCCAGTACTATCAGGATTTTTAATTGAAACACTATATTTAACAGCACAAAAATCACCTGAACTACAAGTTTCTTGACCTGTATTTATCAAAGAATCTGGTGCAATTGCAGCTGCAAAATTTGAAGGTCTTAATTGCATATATACTCCACCTGGTTGTGTACAATCTGGATCTACTTTAACGCCATTGCTATCTCTAGCACATAAAAAATCTTTAACTTGAGATCCGTAATCTAAAACTTTAGTTTCAACACATCTTAATACTGCTCCTGTAGTATCAGCTTTTACTTTTAAATTTTCATCTAAAACTACTTTACTTTTATTGTCTCCTTCTAGTTTAAACCACACATTACCAGTTTCTTCTTCTGGAAAAAATATGTTTGAAAATACTGTACGATATTCATCTTTAGATGGTTTTAATACAAACTTGTATTTTTTTGCCCAAAATGGAGGATAACTACTTAATGTTATTTTTATTGTGTTTTTAGTAATAGAATTTTCACAAGGCATATAAATAGTGTTATTTATATCCACTAAAGCAGTACTAGCTCTACCATACTCATCTTCATAAACAACTGCTACTTCATAATCTCTATCACTATGTAATGTTTTTCTAGAAGAATCTAAACTATAAAGAAGTTCTGATTGTCTAATAGTAAGGTATTCAAAAGCAAAAACACCTAAAGCTGTAGGTGGTACAGTTGCTTGATTATATGCTTCAAATTTTAATGCTTGAGGAGTTAATGTAAAAACATTACTACCTGGAGTAGAAGTAATTACAATACCCTGATCAATTCCTGACAATCCAAAACCAACTTTTTCCCATCCACCTGCTGCATTAGTAACAATACCACAGTTAATTAAATCTGTAACAGAAGAACCGTTTGTACATCCTGAAGAACATTTGATAGGAAAACAATTAGATGAAGAAGGAGCTACAAATGTAGTTATACCATCTATAAAAGCTTGACTAGTAACCATATCGTGTGCATTGTCAAAATTTTGTTGAAGAGTAAATAAAAATGTTCCAACAAATTCATTAAGAGGTTCATTACCATCTATATAAGTTGCTGATCCAGAAAATTGTCCGTGTCCAAAATTAAATGAAATACCTATTTGTGATCCTGTTATTAAAGCAAAACCTGTAGTATCATAACTTGCAGTTGCATTTAATTGATTTACAGCTCCATTTATTGTATAAGTAAAAGCAGTATTAACAGAATCTTTTTCACCTGCACCTAATGATTCGCTTACTCTTTCTAATGTATAATCTAAATATACACTTTGACCAGCTGAATTTGTAATATTATATCCATCTATATAATTACCATACATTAATCTATTGCCCATTATTGTTTGAGCTTGAGCATATCTAGGTACATTATCATACAATCTTAGCATTTGTGCTGCAGGAAGTACTGTATAAATTTTTTGATTAGTAAATTGAAAAGTTTGATTAATATTATCTAACCAACCTTGATCAACTTTATTAAATTTTTCGATAACATTTACTGTTACCATTTCAGAATTTTTAAATAATAAATCAATTCCTACAACATTTCTACCACCAGTATTAAACTCTACAATAACACTATTGAAAACATTTTCCATTGAAGCATTATTATAAGTAGCAAAATCTAATGAAAATGGTCCTGGAGTAAATGATATTGGGGAAAATGGTGATATTGCTGAATACTCATTATCTTCATATTTGTATCTATAAGCAAAAGATATCATAATATCTTTCATAAAATTTTCTCCACCACCTTGTTGAATAGGCGTTAATGTAGGTGCAAATAAAGGCGGTGCTAAAATAACACCAATGTCTTGTTCAAATATTTGATCAACATCACTTATAGGATATGGATAGGTTCTATTTACATTTATTTTTCTTGGAGCATTTAAATTATCAGTAAAAAATAATAACCCATCTATTAAATTAATACCAGTAACTAAATTTAAATTATTAAAATTTAAAAGACTAGTAGAAATAACGTGATAAAAAAGTAAATCTAAATTAGTATTATATGAAACTATCATATCTACTTTACCAGTACTTGAAGTTTCATTAGCTGGATCATTTACAAACCAATATAAAGTTTCTGTACCTCCATCTTCAAATGAACCAATACATTTAGATTTATCACTTAAAGCTTGACCTTCATATGTTAAAATAGTTAACGTAGAATTTCCTAAAGAATTTTCTACAGCTCCAATTTCTGTATTTTCAGTAGAACCTAATCTACAATTTAAAGCATCAATATATTCGCCTTGAGCAACTAATCGCTCATCAACGCTTTTATTCATTCTTCCTTTTATAAAATTTCTTGTAAACTGAGGCATATTATTTTAACCATTTAGATTGACCTCTTAGATTCATTAATAATCTACCAGGGTGTATGTTACTTAATCTTAATTTTGCGTTTCGTAATAAAGCAGCTTTGTCTTTTTTTGCTCTATTAATAATATATTCTTGTACTCCGTATTTACTGGTTAATATAGCATATTTTATATAGGCATAAATAAAATCTTCAAATAATTTATTTAAATTTATTTGAGAATCTACACCATTTTTCATACCATCAGAAACATATTCAAGAATACAAAGTTCTCCTGACATTCCTGAGCTAAAATTAATTACTCCTGAAGCTTTATCAATTACAAATGTAGGATTAGCGTTTGCTGTTTCTGTATTTAAACCAAACCTATTACCAATATTATAATCAAAATACCACATCCCATCAATATTAAACCCTTCATTACCATTTTGTGGACTGTTTGCATTTAGATAAATAGATTTTTGCGTGTTTGCAATTCTATCCATATCTAAAGTAGAATTTTCAGGTTTTAAAATATTACCGTTTTCATCAAATAAAATTCTATAATTATTATCTTGTAGATATGCTCCACTCCAATTTGTTTGTATATTTTCAGTTAATGGCATTAATACACCATTTTTGTATAAAGATATTCTAACCCAATTTACATAATCTTGAGGCAAAATAAATCTTAATTGATCAGATACATTTAATTCTAATATTTTAATTTCTTTCATAGCATCATAATTCAATTCTTGAATTCCTCTTTTTGCGTGAAATAAAATATTATATTTTTCTACGTTATTAATTAGTTTATCATTACCAACATACATTAAAATAAAGTTAGTTACAATGTCATCTAATGTTACATATTGATAAGATCCCCAATTAGAATCTTCAGGTGCAGTTCCATTATTTTCGTAATACTGATAGTCAGTTATATAAGCCATATTTAATTTTGTTGAGTATTATCTTCACTTTCTTGTAATTGTCCAAAAGCAACTATTTGTTCTTCTCTTATTGAAACACCTGCATATTGTAATATTTTGTTTACTATATTAGGTTCATCAGATTCTGGTAATTCAAAATCCTGATAATCAGCTTGACCTTCATCAAAAACTGGTTCTCCACCAGTTAAAGAACTGTAAGTCCAATTAGGATCTAATGGGTATCTTATATATTGAGATACAACTATACCACTACTAATAGTAATTGTTGTTGGGTATACTGTTAATGTATTTCCAAATGTACCTGCAGTAGCACCACCTAAAACATAAGCTGGATATGAAGTAGTTGGAGAAGTTAAATGAGATGAATTTAAATAAAATATTTTATTTTGTGAAACTCTTTCTATTTCTCTAATACCTGCTGTTGTAGCAATAACATATCCATTTCCAATCGTTGCTGCTGTTCCAAATGGATTAGCAGACAAAGTTAATTGTGTAGCTGAATCAACACTTATTACATATGCACTTACACCACTAGAAACGCTTGTTAAAGAAGAGTTATAAACTATCTGACCTGGTAGTACAGATCCGTTATTAAACGTTGCATTTGTATCTGTTAATGTGTTAAGAGCAGCTGCTGTTGTAGTAGAAGAAGTAATTATATTAGGATATAAATTTATCTTATTAATTAAATAATAATCTTCTGGTAAATTAAATAAATTAATTCCAGTATTTGTTAATCCTCTTGTTTCTGAAAAACTATCGATTACTTCTACTAATCCTCTTAAAATATCAGCATACCCACTTCCAGATACTCTTGCGTTTTGTTTTACAACCCAACTGTTATATTGATAAAAGTAATCTTCAAATATATCTAATTGAGCTTGTTTTGCATATAAATTAAAATCATTAGGAGTTATGTATCCGTAGTTGTTTTTATTAGCAATAGACATTACCGTGGCTCTGACTGTATTTATCATTTTTAATCTTGTTTACACAAAGATACAAAAAAAAAAAGAGGCTTCATTTTATTGAAACCTCTCTATAATCTTAATAAATTATTTAATTTTTATCCAACTGCTGATCCTGTAATTACAACATCCGATGGTGTTATTTGTACAAAAGATATAGCTGTTCCAGAAACATTTCCTTCTGCTGCTATTTGAGCATTTTGAATACCTGTTAAAACAGTTTTGTCAACATCTGATGAAGTTGTTAAAGTTATTGTATAATCTGTAGAACAAAATAATTTTACTGAAGTTGTACTATCTATTGTTGCTACTGTAATATGATCTGCTGCAACTAATAATGGACTCGATAAAGAAGAGTCATAAATTTTAAAAGTATCATCAATTGTTACATTTTTAAATAATTTTACTCTATAAAATGTTCCAACCAAAGCTTCTACTTTACTTACAACACCAGAACTAAATACAATAAAATCTCCTACTTTTACATTAGAAGTCCATTGCTGATCAAAATTATATAGTTCTTGAGCTTTAGCTGAAATAGTGAAATTAGCATTTGATCTTTGTGCAGTATTAAAAATATCAGCATCTAGTAATATTTCTGTGTTACTTAATACTTCTGCAACATTTGCAAAAAGATTATCTGAAATGTTTCTTACAATATCTCCAACTTGTACTTGATGTGTTGAAAAATCAGCAGTTGATGATCTTACAACTAATGGTTTTTTAATAAAATAATTATTACCTCCTGGGAAAGTTCCATCTAAAGTTAGAAAAGTTGCTGCTACTGATACTATTATTCTAGTAGTATTAGTTGTTGTATCAAAACAAAAATCTCCTGCTGCAACTCCTAAAGCAACAAAGTCTTTACTAGAATCTGTCAATCTATTTACTACTGTTTGTACTGTTAATATTGCACCAACAGCATTAGTATCACCACCTGCAATACTAAATGTATCACCTACTAGATAATTAATACCACCTGTCACTACTACAACTGAATTTACATCTACTACTCCTGCTGTTTGCGTATAAGTAACTGTTAATCCTGTACCTGTACCTGATGTAGCAACCGTTGCTACACCTGCACCAGAGTCTGGATATCCCACACCAGTTGCAGTATTTGAAGCTGTAAGAGTTGCACCAATAGAATCTGAAGAACCACTTGCGATAGCTTCGCTTTGTTTACCTTTTATTACTAACTCAGCATCAAGTGTAAATGAAGAATTAATTTCAGTTGATATTGGTATTGATATAAATTTTGACATTGTTTTAATTTTTTTATTATATTCTACAAATATAGTAAAAAAAAAACACTCTATTTCTAGAGTGTTCATTTCAAAGTTACATTAATTTTTATTTAACTTTATTAATTCTATTTTCTAATAAACGAAGAACTTCTACTCCTTCATCATTTTGGAAAAATGATGCTAGAATAAATAAAGGATCTTCTCCATATGGAATAGTTAAAAGTTTTTTCTTGTTTGTTTTTAAATTATAATAAATGTCTTTTCCATTTTTAATTATCAGTAAACTTTCTGATAAGAATTTAGAACATTTATTTTGTAATAATAATAATGGATCATTAAGCGATTCTAAAAAATCAGTTGGATATCTTTTTGCAAATATTCTTATATCTCTTTTAAGTTCAGCTGAACTCATTTTGCTTACATTTAAACCAATTACAACTGTCGCAATAGTTTCCATTAATTCTAAGCTTAAATCTTTAGCAGCAATCATTGCTTCTAATTCATAATCTAAACTTTCTACATCTCCTGCAGCATCTTGTTCTTTGTTTACTTCTACAAATAATCTATTATTAGATGGATGGTAACTTAAAAATTCTTGTAAAACTGGATTAGTTTTAGGAACAAATAAAAACCCATCTTCAAATACGATTGGTTCTAAAATTGCATTTCCATCTTGTTCATCCTCAAAAGGACTTCTTTGATTTTTAGCATAACGCAAAGATCTATTTATATTTTTATCTTCATCAAAATACATTAATGGAGATCTTCTACTATTTCTAGCAGGAATCATTAAACTTAAAGGAGCAATATCTCCTACTAATTTATAAGTCTTGTCTGTTAAAATACTTGTTTGTTTTTTCATTTAATTAAATTTAAAGTTTATGTTAAAAAAAAAGGGAGGCTCATCAGAATTTTTATTGCCTCCCCTTTAATTATTTATTTCTTATTGTTTGAATAAGAAAAAGTTATTAGCACCTAAAGTACATAAAGCTCTTTCTGATAAGAAGTTTACTTCCATTGCATCTAAGCTAGAAGTAGCTGCTCCACCTGCAGAACCTGTAATCCAAGTTTTATAACGTCTGTCTTCAGTTTCTGAAGCTCTATATCTTACGTGTAAGAATGGTCTTTTAGCGTTTTTACCAAGTACTTGGTCATAAACTGTAGTTGAACCAGCTGGTACTAAAATACCGTTGATTTTTCCACCTACTAAACCACCTCTCATTGTAGGATCGTTTAAATATTTCCAGTCTGTTTTATAAAAATCATAACCTCTTCTGAATCCTGAGAAACCTAAGTTTAAAGCCATTTCTTGATCATTATCAAATAAACCAAATGATGCTGAGTTAGATGATCCACCTGCAACATAACCGTTAAGACTAGCTAACATATCGTCAACGTCAAATCCAAACTCTCTGTTTAAGAAAAGTACATTCTCTTCAATAGATCCTTGTTTATCAAGTCTCTGAATAATAGAATCAAATTCTCCTAAAGTTGTTGGGTTTCCACCTGCCCATACGTTACCTCTAGCGTTAACCACATAGAATAAACCTTCTGAACCTTTGTTACCTACACCTGATGCAACACCAGCTGCAATTGCAACTACACCACCACCTACTTCTGCAGGTACTGCTTCAACCATTGCTGTCTCTAAATAATCTTCAAAACGTAATCTTGTTTCGTGTTCTGATTTTAGATACCATAAGAAACCATTAGCTCCATTTTCAGTAGTCACTTCAATCCATCCAATTTGTGCCATATCAGAACCTGATACTGCATATCTATCTTTGATGATTATTGGTGAGTTATCAAAAATGATGTCATCAGCTTCAAGTTGTCCTTGCATACCGTTAGATCCTTTTTGAAATTCTGAACCATAAATAAACATAGAAGTAACAACTCCTAATGCTGCTTGTTGTCCACCTGCTTCATAATACGCTACTGTAATTTGTGCATTAGGTAAATCTACTGCTGTAATTAAAGCTTTGTTTGTTAATACTGAATTAGCTGTGTTATCAGAGATCATAATTGTTTGACCAACTCTTAATGCAATTTGTCCACCTGCTGGAATTAATGCATCGTTAATTGCTAATACTGCTACGTCTTGTCCTGCAGCTGCTGCTGAAGTTACATTTACATATTTAGTATGCAATCTTCCTTGTTCTGCCCATTTAATTAAATCTGAATTAGAAGGCATCTCTGCTCCAACCATTCTAAGAAATGATGCTACTGATCTGTTTCCATATCTTTCAAATTCTTTTTCATAAGTATCTGGTAAATATTGATTTAAGAAATCAAAATTTGTGATATAGTTTGTTTGTAATACTACTTGCTGTGCACTTGGTTGTAAATTAAAACCTGGTGCTGCATTTACTTGTCCTGCCATTTTTTTAAATTTTTAATTATTAATTATTTTTTCTACTACTTCTAATCCTCAAGCCTTTTCCTGATGTGTCATTAATTGCTTTAGCTTTAAATCCTGCTTGTGGCGTTCCTTGAGGTGTTTGTCTCAAGTCCATATTAATGTTTTTACTTTTTTTCGAAACATCACCTATGGCATCTGCCTTACCTTGATCATAAAAATATTGAGCAAGTTTGTCTGGATTCATTGCTGCATTTAATGCCTTGTGCCAACCTTTTGCATTTGATATTATACCTTCGCTATCAACATACTCATTAATAAAATTTTGTACATTAATTTGTTTAGATTTAATTTCATTTGCATCTCCAGATGAATAAATAATATTTTTTTCTCCTATATTAAACTCAAAACCTTTGAATTCAGAATTAAAAACTTCATCTGTTTTTTTGCTAAAAAATTCAGCTCTTTTTTTATTAGCCTCCATCTCATCACGAGCCTCTTGGACCTTTTCCTTGTATTCACTATAATCTTTACGATCATCTTCGTTCAGCGAACCCCCACTTGACTCAAGAGGAATTTTATATGCTTCAGAAATTTCACTTAAATATTTACGTGCTGTTGCAAGTTCTCTTTTTTTAGATATCTTCTTCTTTTTAATATCTCTTTCATCATCTATATCTTCATCATAACCATATTTATCTTCCATTAGATATTCAATATCTTCTGTATCTAAATCTGTTTCTGTTAAAGAATAATATTCTTTTAATAATTTATCGTCACTTAATTCTGTATAATCTTTATTAGCATTTACAAAATCTTGAAACCCACGCCCTGTTTCTTTTTTAAATTTTAAATATTTAGAAACATCATCTGGTAATTCTTCATTACTTTCTGATTGAGCAAATAAATCATCTACAGAAGATATATCTTTATTATATCGTGATTTAATATATGAAAGAACATCTTCGTCTTTTAATTCAGGTAAGTCTTGAATTTCTTCTGACTTTTCCTCAATTGGTAATTCTTTAGTTTCTGGAACAACAATTTCTATTGTATCAGAATTTTCGTTAACTTCTTGAGCTTGTAAACCATCTTCGTGTTTAGTTAATAAGTCTTGCTCAATTTCTTGTGTTGATTTTGACTCAATAGAGTCAACTGATTTTACATCTGTGAATTTCATTTGATTTAATTTTTACAAAGTTAATATTTAATTTTATATACTATTTAAGGATCATCTAGGTTCAAATTCAGCAAGATCAAAACCATCTAAACTATCTTCTTTAGATTCAAAAGATACAGGAGCTAAATTATTTTTACGTTGTTCTATTAATTTTGATTGCTCAGTAGACTGCTGACTTATTCTGTCTGATTTAGCAGTTTCTCTTTGATCTTCTCTAGCTGACATTGCTTCAACCTCAACTCCTTTTAATTTCATATTTAAATCAAATTCCAATTTCATTAATTCAGATTTTATGTTTGCCTCACCTTGCATTCTTTGAAGTGAAAATTGCATTTCACTTTGCATTATTTTCAACTTAGCTTCATTTTCAGTTTGAATTTTTGCCATTGCAGCCTGTGCAGCCATCTGTTGAGATTGTTGTTGGATTTTTCCTTGTTGCTCTGCTGCTGCTGCAGATGCTTTTTGAGTTGCATCTGCTTTTCTTTTACGTTTTAATTTTAAAACTTGATTAGCAACTTTTAAATTTTTAATTTCTCTAATATCAATAGCATCTTCTAAGTTAATAGAATCACGTGATAAAGCCATATTAATATTTTGTTCTAGCATTTTTCGTTCTTCTTCGTCAGGAACAACTTCTATAAAAATACCAAAATCACTTAAATATAAATCTGTAATTTCATTAAGTACAGAAACATTGTATTTACCAATTTGATTTACAAATTCATCTTTAAATTCTGAATACTCTAAAACATCAGCAATTCGTGAAGATAATGCTGTAGCTAAGTTTTGAGTTATACTTAAACCAGCTTGTAATATATGACGAGTAGCAGTATTACTACTTAATGCAGCCATTTTTTGTAATCCAACTAATGCATTTTCATTAGGTAAAGATCCGTCTCTTGCTTCGTTTAATCCAGTTACATCTCTTAACATACTTAAATAATGATTGTATGTACCAATTAAACTTTGAATTTTAGACTGACCTGAACTTGCTGTTAATTGTTGAATAGGAACTTTTGCTTGATTAAAATCTCCATCCTGAGTATAACTTCTACCAATAACACTACCTGTTTGAAAATACATTCTTAATGCATCTTCAGGATTATATGCAGCACCATTACCTAAATCAACTTCTGCTAATCCATCTGCATCAATAAATACACCATCAGGAACAACTTTAGATAAAACTTGTTGTAATTTTAAATGTGTAATTTGAATTAAATCTGCAAACGTAATCATTCGTCTTACTAAAGATTCTAAAACTCCTTTATACATTCTAGGAGCACAAGCTATAAATTCTGGATAAACATTCTGACTTGCCGATTGTGGTCTAGCCATATTCTCAGCCATTTGCCATTTAAGAATTATGCTAGTTCCCATAACCATAACTCCTTCATACCAAACATCAATAGTTTTAGATACTTTTTCAAAGTTTCCTTCTTCCATCATTTCATCTGATGGATTAAATTCATCTGTTTTTTCTATAACTTTTTCAGCACCAACATTATTTTTTTTCTTTTTATATGTAAATGTATTAGTTGTTTTATAATTAAAAAACAAAATTGTAGCACTATCCCTGCTAAACAAACTGTTATTATAAAATTGTGCAGTATTATTATAGTCATACCAACTTTGGCTATACTGAGATATTTCCTCCATATCTTCTTTAGTTAATGAAGGATCAATTTTTAATAATTCTATAATAGGTAAAGTTTTAATTTCACCCCAATAAAAACAATCATTAAAATGAGGATCTTCAGTATAACTATAAACTAAGTTAGCTGGATCTACATAATTTATTTTAATTCCATCACCAGGCAAAAATGAATGTCTAGCTACAGAAATACCTAAAACAGTTTGATCGTAATCTAATTGTTTTTTTATTTCGTGATATTTATTTTCTTCAAAAACAGTATTAATTGCTTCTTCTTCAGCAATTTCAATTGAAGGTTTATATTTCATTTGCATATGTAATGCAAGTTCTTCACTATCTGCAGGTAAGTCTTCAACATCAGATGCAAATGCATCTACGTCAAAATCTTTATTTACTTGAGTTATTAAATCTTTTGATGCCATATCTGCACCAAGCATACGTTGATAGTTGTTTCTTCTATCCATTGACATTGCATCTTGTGCATATGCTTTTACTTGAAATACCCTGTCAGACATTCCATTAACAACTATGTCAACAAATTTTGGTATAATAGGAACTGGTGTCCAATCTAAATTCAAATAACTTAAATCGCCATCTATTGCTAATTCATTTTTATATTTAGCAACTGATTGTTCTCCTCTAGCATAAAGTCGTAATCTATGAAATTCTCCCCATTGATTATAAAATCTATTTGTATTACCATCTTTTCTAAACCATTCGTATTGTATGGCTTGACCAATCTGTAATCCAAATTCATTTGATTTCTTAACAGAATCAGAAACAAATTGACTTGGAAACCCAGTTGGGTTAATGTCTATTTTTACATCTTGCATTTACCTTATAATTTTGCTGTAACTTCCCTTATTGTCATATCTTGCAAAGTTAAACTTTATTTTTGATTCTTTTTTAACTGTTTCATAAAGATGTTTTTGAATTGCCATTAACGCTAACCCTGAACTAATTGTTGCATCAAACTTAGTTCTATTGTTAATATCAAATCTTGCCCAATCTTCTAAAGTCCTACTAAAATACATACTGCCTATTGAATCTGGATCTCTATAATCTCCAGAAAAATCTAATCCTACATATTTTTCTATATATGATTCTATAGATGCTGCGTGTGTTTGTTTAACATCTTCACTTGAATTAGGAATACCACCTAATTCTTTTTCAGTTTTTGATAATTTATTATAAGACTTGTCAGGTCTATTAATACTATACCCTCTATATCCTCTATTTTTAAAATGATACAATAATCTTGGTTTATTATTTTCTACTAATATAGGCATTCCATAAAAAACACAAGCCATTAATACTTCTTCAAAAAATATTTCTGCAGTTTGTGGTCTAGCAACATATTCTAAAAAAAATTCATTACTTGGGGCATCATCCATATTGAACCTTGTAACACCGTGTAACGCACCGTTTGATCCTCCACCCCCTACAGTACCAGATATGTCATAACTATCGCAACCAAATGCTCCTATATGTTCATTACCAGGTTTCTTTTTTCCGTTTTGTACATAGCTTTTGTTTTGTAAGTCTTTTTTAGGTGTCCAAGAAATAACAAACCTACCTCTAATATCAGGACTCCATAAAACTTCACTATCTTTTACACCATTCTTCCAACTAAAATTACCTTTAGTTAAAAATCTATCTTTTATTAAAGAATCATTGTAATCAATTTGCTGATATATTTTTGTAAGATTAAAAAGAGATTGTTTGCTTTCATCTCTAAATGCGTGAGATTCAGTTCTAGGAAACTGTCTGTAAAATTCATTTAACGCATCTGGATCATTTTTTAAAGAGTCTACTTCGTTTTGCCAATATTGAATTGCAGATGTAGTTATTTTTTCTCCATCAATTCCAAATAATTCTTTTTTTACATCTTGAATAATAGGCATACCATAAACATCAATAAAACCTTCCATATTATATTCCATAGGAATAAAAAGATTATATAAACCACTTTTAGTTTGACCGTTAGCGTTTCTTTGTTGTATAGAAGAATCATAAAATAACTTTTTAAAATTACTACCTCCTTTATCTAATGAATTAGATGTAGATCCCATCATACATTTTCCAATAACTTTACTACCTAATCGTAAACAAGTTTTTGTTACCCTCCAGTTATTTAAAATATTACTAGGTTTTTCCCATTTCCCACTTTCATCGTGAACTAATAATTTTAACTTTTCTCCATCATAAGAATTATCACCTGTATTTTTCCAGTCAATTGTAGTATCTAATCCTTCAACTTGTACATCATCTTCTTCATACATATTTCTTTTTGTAATCTTTGAAGCTGGAACTCTAAAAGCTAATTCAGTTTTAGGTTTATCCATACCATCTTGCACAGGTTTAAAAAAGAAAGGATAATTATTAGAAATAGGAACTACTTTATCTGTAAACATTTTTTTAGCATCTGCTCCAGTTTTAGATAAAATACCTATTCTTGAATCTTTAGAAATTGTTGCTATGTTAGCACATTCTTCACTTCCCATATAAGAAAATCCAGAACGTCTAATTTTTAAATAACAAATTCCAAAACTTCTTTTATCTGCTTTACAAGCTTCCCAGTATATATAAAAAATTCTATTAGCTTCTCTAAAATCTGGAAGACCAATATCAATTTTTGTCCATTGTAAATACATATAATGAGATCCAGTAATATAAGTAGGAACTCCATTATTCATAAACCAAAAACCTTCTTCACGTCTGTCAAACTCTTGCTCAATGTAATCTACCCATTGATCTTTAAAGTTTATAGACGTTTGATGCCATTGAAATATAGTAGGTATTTTTTTTAATGCTGCAGGAATAGTAAAAGATTCCCAGTATTGTTCTTTTTTTTCTAAAGATTTTTTATGTATATTTTTGCTTTGTATAGGTAGAGCTATTTCTAATCCATTGATTGATATAACATCTCCAATTTGTCCTGATTTAGATATAACAATTACTTTATATTTTTCATTAAAACCATACTCCCAACTTTTAGCTTTGTTCTTATTGACAAAATCGCTAGTCGGAATATAATTATTTAATTTCCTATATAAATTATTTTGATCTTCTTTCAGCAAATCCTTGAGTAGTATTAGATTTAGTTATAACGTCACCATCATTTAACAATTTATTTTCATCTTCAATTCTTTTTAGAATTTCAAATGCATCAAATATAGCTAACTTTTTTGTGGCAGCAGCATTCTTTAATTTATCAGCAGCCAATTCATCGTCTTCTCCGTATTTAATAATATGTTCTTCGGCAACTTTAATTAATTGCATAACAGCTTTTTCACCAGCTTTTATAATTTGTAATTTAATATTCTTAACATCCATTATAATAATAGTTTAATATTACTAGTAAACATTCTATAAAGTTTTTCACCTTCTACCATAAAAGGATATTCACTTGATGGTTCATAAGAAATTTTATCACCTTCTTTTAATCCTTTACTCTTTAACTCGTCATTAATATATTTTATAACTCCTATTAATGGTTCTTCTACATTTGAAGTTTTAATATCAGATTCTATTTTTAAAGATGGTTTTATCATAACATATTTAGAATGACAATTCCATTTATCTTTATGCTTGTACATAAAAAATTGATCATAGTCTATAAAAAATAAATTGTCTTTAAAAAAACTTTTACCGCTTTTTTCAACACCCTTCATATCATTATAAAACTTAAAAACATTGTGATGAACCAAAAGGATATCTCCTGGTATTATTTCTCCTTCGTAGTTAATTGGAGTACTTATTACTTTTGCAAACCTATTGGAAACAGTATGATCTTCTTTGGAGGAGCTTATAATTAAATTAACATCTCCAATTTTTTTAATATTATCATACCTTCTTCCATTGTATGGTTCTACAATGAAACTGAAAGGTGATTTCATTAGAAATTTATATTATATTCGATTGATACAGGAATATTAGAATTAAATTCTTTCCATAAAATTATTTCATTATCTTTTTCAATCCATATTTTATATGAATCTAAGCTAATGTCTTTTTGTATTAAATGTATATTGTAATTACCTCCAAGAACTTCTTGTCCAGCTATATAATGCATAGCACTAGACTTATAATCTGCTCCAATTGATATTTTTCTAATATCCATTTATTTAAAAAGTAGAATCTAATTTAAATTTATGATATGTAATATTAATAATAAATGGACTATCTCCTGCTGTTGAATTTGCACCATTTAAAGATAAGGCTGTGTTTGTAGGTAATATTCCTGCAGAAATAATAGATGTATAAACTGTATCTGCTGTTGCATTTAAAACTGAAAAAGGGAAAACTGCAGCAGAATAAGCTGCTCCTCCATTATCCATTTCAATGTTAGCTTGACTACTAAAATTGTGAGCTGTTGTTTTGAAATCTAAAAATGCAGTTGCTTGAATAATCTTATACGTAAAACCAACTCCTGGAGCTGGTAATATTTGATAAGGAACACTACCTATAACTTTTAAATTAGCAGCTGAAACTCTAACAGAAATATTAATTGTATTTAAAGCTAGATAATTAGATAAATTATCTATTGTACAATTTTTTGTTGTATTAGAATTATCAGCATCAGTTAATAAAAAATAATCACCTCCTGTTGGAACTATTATTGGATACGATGCTGTGTTGCTAATTTTTGCCATTATTACTCTGTTTCTGTATTAGTATCTTCTTCTGTTGATACTACATCTTCAGGATATTTAACATCTCCATTAGACAAATCGACTATAGCATCTTTACCGTATTTTTCTCCTAAAGCTTTTTCAACTACAGAAAAACGGTCTTTAATTTCATCTAACTCTTTAACAAGTGATTGTTGTTGATAAACAGTATCTGCGATGTTCATTTTTTTTGCAGTAAAACTTTGATTAAGTTCTTGTAAGTTTTTTAATTCTTCTGCTGATAATTTGTTAACTTCCATAATGTATTATTTTAGATTAAATTTAAAATCAAAGATAGTAATATTATTTTAATTTTGCCAAGTGAAATACAAACTTTCATCTACTGGTTCAATTTCTAATTTTATAGCTGCTTCTATATTTGCTTGCATTGCAGGAACATCTAATGATCCTTCTAGCCATCCAATTACTACAGCTTCAAAAGCTTCAGTATTTTCGTAAGGTATAAAAGTAGTACCAGCTACGTAAGTATAGTTTTCTGATCCTATATGAATGCTTTGATATGTTTTGCCATTAACTTCTTCAGATCCAGTATAATTCCATTGTACCGTGTATATTACATTGTTTTGACCTTCAGATTCAACGTGAGCTGACATTTGATCTATGTACCATTTGTAAGTAATTGCCATAATTTTATTTATTTATTATTTTTTTTAATTCTTCAATTTCAGCTTTTAATTCTTTAATAGCTTCAAGAAGTATTGGAGTGATTCCTTGATGTCTCATTGACAACATACCATCAGCTTCTTCTCTTACAAGTTCTGGTAAAACTTTCTTAACATCCTGAGCTATAAATCCTATATCTTCTTTAATATTTGCTTCATCTTGTTCTTTCCAATTAAAAGTTACCCCTTGAAGTTTCATAGCTTTATCTAAAGCTGATTCAATAGGTTTAATATTTTCTTTTAATCTTTCATCAGAAGGAGAACCAAATGCAGTAATAGCTCCAGAAGCTATAAAAGATCCAGTACTCATAGACATTCTAAATCTGTTGCTACTTCCTTGTCTCCAGAAAATATCACCACAATTCATATCGAAATAAGTGTCTATATTATTTACGTGAAATCTTATAAATCTATTAAATCCATAATTACCTAAATAAAAATCTGCAACACCATTACTCTGTCTTCCTAATATAACACCTTGTACTTGAAGTTTAACTCCTGTACTTGGATCTGTACCCATACCAATGCCACCATTGTTTTTAATCCTCATTCTAGTGTTTCCACCTGTATTAAAAAAGATATTACTGTTATCACTAACAATTTGAGCTTCTCCAGTAATTGCATCTAAATCTCCAATTGAAAAACTACCATCAAAAGGATTAATAGTAAGAGATTTATCACCATTGGTATCTGCAACTTCAAAAACATTATTAACTTTTACTAAGCTATTACTTACTTGAAATCTTTGAGTACCTCCTGTTACAACTCTCCACGTATCAGCAGCATTAAATTGTAAATATGTATTGGTATCTCCTAGTTTTATTATTTGATCATTTATGTAAACATCTGCCCCAGTAAGATTACCTACTGCTTGAATGTTTCCTGTAGAACTAACACTTCCAGATACAGTTAAAAGTCCAGATGTAGCATTAAGTCTTACATCAAAATCTGAAGTAGAAGTGTTACTTGTATGGAAATCAATATATCTACCTATTTCCATAAGTCCATCACCACCAACTACAGGTGCACCTCCATTATGCCAATTACCACTAACTGGTGATCGTAAGCTAAGAGTTCCTGTACTTGTTATAGTTCCACCCAATATAGGTGCTGTTGTAGCTATAGATGTAACCCTTGTTCCTGCAGAGGTTATATATCCAGCTCCATTGGTAAGTTGATTGTTGTTAGTTATTGTACAATTTAATGTAACTGATCCACTTGTTCCACCACCACTCATTCCTGTACCAGCAGTAACACCTGTAATATCTCCTACGTTTGTAGTATAACCAGAATTATTAACAAACTGAGAAATGTTGTTACTAGCTAATCCTATACTAACAGAACCACTTGTTCCACCACCTGTCATTTTGTTACCTGCGACTACTGCTGTTATATCACCTTGTGGAATAGATGGAAAAGTTACTAAACCTCCTTCACCATTTACATATTCAGTACTTGATCCTTGCCAGTCAAAATTCACAGCTGGAGTTGATGTTGCATTTGCAACACCTACACTTAAAGCTGATCCATCAATACTTGAGGATACTGATGTTACTGTTCCAGTAGTTGTACTATAACCTCTACCATTAGCTATCTGAGTATTGTTAGTAATACCATTAGTTATTGTAATAGTAGAACCTGAACGTGATGTTGAAATGTTAGTACCCCCAGCAATATCTACAGTTTCATTCTGAGATATGCTTTCACTACCTCCTGAATCAGCTGTAATATTCCAGGTTGACATTGAACCTCCTGAAGAAGTTACATATCCTGCACCGTTAGTTAATTGATTATTGTTAGTAATATTGTTAGCATTAGTTGCTCCTGTATAACCAAGTGTAGCTAATGTAGTTGTACCAGATGTTAGACTTGTAACGTGACCATACGTGTCTAATGTTACATCTTGAATATATGTATTACCTGAATTATTTACATTACCTTGACTTGATGTGTTTGCGTGTGATAAAGTTCCAGTTGAAGTTATTGTTCCACCTGTTAACCCACCACCAGTTGCTACTGAAGTTACACCTTGTCCATCACTTATAGCGTTAATAGTTATTGTGTCTCCAGATCTAACTGTAGTAATATTACTACCAGCTGCAATAGTTAATGTATCGTTATTGCTATTTGCAGTAGCTGTACCACCTGAGCTTGCTGAAAAATTCTTAAATATAGCTTGTGATGAACCTCTATCAGTATTTGTTAATGTAGCACTTGTATTACCTGATTGGTTTGCAGTCATTGATCCAGAACCTGATAAACCAGTATTTCCTGTTACACTAAATGTACCATTACCTACACTTGGCAAAGAAGCTGAAGTTATATATCCTGCTCCATTTGTTATAGCATTATTGTTAAGAGATATATTAGCAGTACCGTTAAATGATACACCAGCTATAGTTCTTGCGTTTTTAAACTGCTCTGCATATCTTGAAATATCTACTCTAACTCCGTATGTGCTTGATCCATTCCAACCCATTAATGTAGGGTAAGTTCCTGTCCAAGGAACTCCTGGGTTAGTATTACTTACAGAACTTCCAGACGGAGATGTGCCATTAGAAGCATCAAATATAGTATGGTTATTTCCATAATGTTTCCACATCATCTGACCAATAACAGAAGTATCTGTAACACCTTTGTAATTAGTTCTACCTGTTGAAAATTTAGTCGCTGTAGCTGCGTTACCACTTATACTTCCTGATGAAGTTATATAACCTGAATTATTTACAAATTGAGATATGTTACTACCTGAAACTGCAAAATTTCTACCATTAGTTAATTGATTGTTATTAGTAATACTGTTATTAAGAGTAATTGTAGTATTGCCTGATTGATTTGCGGTAAATGTTCCTGAACCACTCATTCCAGTTCCTCCTGTAACAGTTAATGTTCCATTACCAACTGAAGGTAAAGATCCTGCAGTTATGTAACCAGCACCATTTGTTATCTGACTGTTGTTAATTGCAAATGAAACATTACTTAATCCTGATCTATTTAATGTTACTGTTCCACTTGTTACATTACCACCTGTTACGAAATTGTTTGAATTATCATCATTAGGATTAAATGTAATTGTATCTGTTGCAGAATTTGTAGTAATAGTCATACCACCAGCGGCAACCAAAGTTAACGTGTCGTTATTGTTATCTGCTATTACAGTATTTTGTCCACTTACTGCAATATTCTTAAATATAGATTGTTGTGAACCTCTATCAGTATTTGTAAGAGTTCCTGTGCTTGTTATTGTACCACCACTTAATCCTGTGCTTGTTGCTATAGACGTTACACCTGATGACGTAACATATCTACCATCTAAATCTACAGACAAAGTACTTAACCCTTGTCTAGTAGCACTTAAAACACCTGTGCCAGTTGCCCAAGATAATCCTGTTAGATAATTATTTGTATTTGTATCTGTAGCGTTAATAGTTATTGTATCACCAGATCTTACAGTACTAACATTAGAACCACCAGCTATAGTTAACGTATCATTATTAATATTAGCTGTAGCTGTTCCGCCTGAACTTGCTGTAAAGTTTTTGAATATGTTTTGCTGTGATCCTCTATCAGTATTTGTTAAAGTTCCAGATGTTGTAATTGTACCACCACTTAATCCTGTACTAGTTGCTATAGAAGTTACTGTACCTGTACTTGAACTTGTACCAGCTCCTATAAGTGATCTAATTTCAGCAGCACTAATTCCTGAACCTAAACTTGGCGTTGATCCATTAGAAGTTATTGCAACCGAACCTATTCCAATAAAACCTCTTCCATTAGAAAGTTGATTATTATTAGTTATAGTGTTATTAAAAGTAACTGTTTCATTACCTGATTGATTAAGAGTAATTGCTCCTCCACCACTAAGACCTGTACCTGCTGCTAATGTAATAGTTGCATTACTTACAGTTGGTAAAGATGCTGACGTAATATAACCTGAATTATTAGTCCATTGACTTATATTACCGCTTTTGTTAGTAAACGTTTGTGTATTTGAGGCTGTTGTTGTACCTGTATTAGTCGTATATCCTGCTCCGTTAGTAAGTTGATTATTGTTAGTAATACCATTATTTATAGTAACAACGAGACCTCCAGCTTGTGTTCCTGTTGAGGTTGTTATATTAGTTCCTCCTATAAAATCTACATTAGTATTGGATGTTACATTAAATATACTACCTGAATCTGCTTGTACTTTCCATTGTGAATAACTATCTTTAGTAGCAACTTGCGTATCAACATATAATTTATTAGCAGCATCAGTATTAACTGAAACTGAATCTACACCTTGAATTCTTCCTGTTCCTCCTAAAGTAATACTACCACCAGAAACTGTTAAAGCTCCTCCTTCAATCTGGATTCCAACCTTGTATTTTATACTCATAGATTCAAATTTACAAAAAGAATCGCTGGATAAAACGATTCTTTTTGATTATGTTTAAAGTTTAATATTAGTTTATTCTTGAAATAAGAACTTTTACAGCATTTGTTGCTAAAGCAAGTGTTGTAGTTACAGTAACTACTGATGCTGATGTTCTTACTACGTCTGCATATACAGTTTCAAATGTAGTATTATCATACATTTGAACAGTTACTTGCTGAGAAGCTAATCCGTGGCTAATTGCATAAGAAGTAGCAGAGCCATCTCCTATATCAGCTGAATAATTAACTCCTGATGCTACACACGCTTCAACTGCTGAACAAAAATTTGTTACTTGTGAAGCTGGGATAGCAATAGCTTGTTCTGATGCAGTAGTAACAATACCATCTGAATTAATTCCTAATGTTACTGTTTCTGTTGCACTACCATAACCACCTGATGTAGATCTATTTATTAATTCAACAAATCCATTTGTTGTTACTGTAAAGCTAGAATTATCAAATCCAGCAATACCTTTTGTAGTAGCACCATCTGTTGCTCCTGATCCAGCTATTCCAATATTATTTTGAACTACTGTCCATTGTGCTAATGATGCTGCATTATCAACTTCAGCAATAATTAAATCACCATCTTCAACAGTTTCTCCGTAAAAAGTACCTGCAGATGTAACTGCATAAGTCCATCCTTTTAATACTGCAATTGGTGTTCCTCTATTATCTAATACTGGAACGTTAGTTGAAGCATTATACCCTCCTTGGAAGATTAATGATCCAGATCCTGCTAATGAACTATCTACATAACTCTTAGAAGCTGCATCTGTTGTAGCTGATGGAGTTACTGGAATTGTTACTTGACCAGAAAAGACACCAGTTGCGGCACTAATCCTGTTTCCTACAGTTAAATTATTAGTTATTACTACATCATCTGGTAAACCAAGTGTAATAGTTCCGTTGTTTCCTGCAGATTCTGTTACTCTTACTTCATCCAATGTTCCAGAAATAGTTACAGAAGACTTAACTCCTGTACTTGCTCCTGCTGCAGTTAAATTAAGAATAGCTGTATTAGCTGCTCCTGCTGCTACTGGTAATGTATATGTTTCTTGTGTATCACTACTGCTAATGCTTACTGTTTGTGTTGCTGCTGCAAATGAAACGGTTGTACCACCTGTACCTGCAAATCTAACACCTGTTGAATCTGTAGAGGTAAATTGTGTTGTACCTGAACTATTTTTTACTGGTAAAGACGTATTGTTATTATCACCTGGTAATGTATATGTAGTTATCTTATTCCCACTAACGTGTCCTGTTCCATTAACAGTTAAACCTGTAAATGCTTCGAACGAAGAACCTGCTGCTAGAGTTGTAGATTGAGTTGTTGCTACATTGCCTTGTAAAGCGTGTCCAATAGCTATACTACCAGATGTTCCACCACCAGTAATAGGAGCTGTAACTGTTACAGCTGTAATATCACCTTGAGGAATTGCTGGAAAGGTAACTAAATCACCTGCTCCATCTATATATTGTGATGAACTACCTGCCATTGTAATAGCAAGAGTTCCTGCGGATGTAATAGGTGAACCACCTACTGTAAATGCATTACCAGCGTGTGTTTGAGCTACACTTGTAACTGTACCACCACCAATAGCCGCACTTAATTGAGATAAGTTAGCATATTTTACATTAGAATCTGTAGCATCAGATATTATTACTTTATCTGTAGTTGCTAAAGTTATTGCTGTACCATCAGCTGCTGCTAATATTACGTTATCTGCACCTAAATAATCTACTGCTAATGTTCCTGTTGATGTAATTGGTCCTCCTGTAAGACCTGCTCCTGAAGCAATATTTGTAACTCCACTACCTGAATCGGTAGGTAATGTTATGGTTTTTAAATTTAAACCTGTAACGTGACCAGTTGAATCTGATGTTACTGAGTCTACTGCAGTAAATGTACCACCATCTCCTGGACTTGCAGCTGAAGTTGTATTAGTTCTAACAGTTAAAGCGTGAGCTAAAGTTACTGATCCTGTACTACCACCACCTGTTAATTTTAAACCAGCAATTACTTCTGTTATATCTCCTTGTGGGATACTTGGAAAAGCAACTAAGTTACCTTGACCAGAAATGTACTGTGCTGCTGTTCCATCAAATGTAGTAGCTATAGCAGGTGTTGAACTTGCATTACTTACTACAACTGACATTGCAGATCCAGCTATTGTTGCCGAAACTGAAGTAACAGATCCTCCTGAAGTACCAAATGTTACCCAAGTATTAGATCCTGTGTGATATTTCATCACATTTAAATCAGTACGATAGATAATTTGTCCTTCACCGCTTAATCCTGTTGGATCTGCAGTTAAATTTTGAATTTTCGTGTTTAGTAATTGATTATTTTTTAAATCAAGATTACTTAGATAACTTATAGCCATATTTATTATTTATTTTTAATTAAAAAACGCTTTTCCATTTGCTCCTGGAGCTGGACTAAACGAAAGTGTACATTGTGTTAAACTATTATAAACTACTTCTCCTGTAATTACTGTATTTGCTGTATCTACTATAGTTACTGATGGAAATTTGTCTAAATTATGATCTACTACCCAAACTTCTGCATTAGTAGGTTGAGTAAAAACAAAATTTTTGTCTCCAGTACTAGTTCCATATCGTAACAAAGATATAAAATAATCTTGACCATTAGTTAAGCCTCCAGCACCTGCTTTATATGTAAGACCAATATCATAAAAGTCAATATCCTTCGCATTTTCAACCGAAGAGTTCCAAGTATAAACTGCCCATTTGCTAGGATTAGCACATTCAGTAATTAAAACATCAGATGTAATTAAAGGAGCAGTATAAAAATTAGATATATCTAAAGTTAAATTTATTAACTCTGATTTACTTAATATAAAACCTGTAAGAGTGCTAAATGCAACATTATCGGCTTTAACTGGATCAAAAATTATAGTTCCTGGTTTAGAATTAACTGGACTACTTTGAGTGTTATCGTATTTAAATCTTAATGATTGTAATTGATTGGTATTCTCATTTATGAACTTACCAACTGCATCAGCAGTAAAATTTTTTGTTGCAAAATTAGATTGCGAATCAGATCCTATCCATTTGTCAGCTCCAACTACAGGACTTGCATTTGCATAACTTTTAATTCTTGCCATTTATATTATTTTTTTATAGATTCTCCTTTTTCATATGACCTTCCTCCAAAATATGCAGCTATAATTGTAATAAGAACAATTTTTAGCAATTCTTTCCAAGTATCATCTACTGCAAAGGTAATAAATCCTGAGTCAACAAAAATAAGCAGAACTGTACTTACAATAACAAATATTAAAGTTAAAGGTCGTACTGATTTTGACAATATATTATCACTAGCCATATCAGATTTCCATCTTTCAGTTACATTCTTTTGCATATCAGCCTCAGCATCAATAAACATTTGAGTCATTTCTTTTTTAAATTTAGCTTTCTCATCTTTAGTATGAACAAACTTATCAATAATTTCAGACATTTTATCTGCAATATTTCCTCCTAATTTTCCAAATATTTTATTTAATATATTATTCATAGTTATAAATTTTTATATTCTTCTGTTGCATCAAAACTTGGACAAGCTTTTTTAGCAAAATCTCTATGACCGTGAATTTTAGCCTCTGGATGTAATTTTTTTAACATTTTTAATAATATTATAAGAGAAGATTTTTGTTTATCAGTTCTTGTGTCTTCATTATTTACCATTTCTCTATCCATACCACCTATGTAACATATACCAATACTATTACTGTTATGTCCTTTAGTATGTGCACCTGATATTTCAATAGATCTTCCATATTCCATAGATCCATCTAATGCTATTATATAATGATAACCAATATCACTCCACCCATTTCCTTTAACGTGCCAATCTCTAATTACTTCTGCACTAAAATCTTTTCCTCTTGGTGTTGCTGAACAATGAATTATAATTTTACTTATTTTTCTCATAATTGTTTAATTAAGTTCAAAAATAAAGACGCAGATTTTTCTGCGTCTTTATTTTTATAATTAATACAGAAAATTATTTTTTTTTGTTGTCATTTCTTCTAGCTTTATCTAATAAGTACCATTTTTGAGCAGTATATCCCACAGTCAAAATTCCAAGTACTATCTTTAAAGCCATCTCTAAATGAGAAAATGAAACAACAAGATAAGTTGCGTTTAATAAATACATTTTTATATCTGACATAAACGTTTTCATTAAGACATTGCTATACATTGAACTCCTGCTGTAGTGTTTGTCGCAAACACTCTTTTACATTGTACAGGAAGATATTCTCCAACTTTAAAATTCTTAAATATTATATCTTGATTATTTACGGTAAGTACTCTAATATCTACATATCTTGGATCAGCTACTCCAACACCAGGTGCTACTGGATCAGTAGGTTGAATATCTTGTGTTATTGCTGTACTACTTCCTACATAAATAAGGAATCCATCGTGAGAAGATGTGCCTAAGTCTGCAGCATCTTGACTGTATACTGTATAAACATTTGTGCTTACAGCAAATGCAGCAGGTACTTGTAATTGACAATCATCAATAATGTCATCAATTTCTGCTATAGAATTAGTAGTTTCATTTACAATTATATCTCCAATTTTAACTTTATATCGTTGAACAAATCCTTGATTATAAATTGTATAAGCCTCACCAACTACAAAAATTGAAGCTTTTGTTTGTATTGTAGTTTCATCTACAACAGAATCAATACTTGTACTAGTGTTATCTGTTGTATTTAATATAAAATTCTTTGCAACTACTGGTGGATAATAACTTGGAGTTCCACCTGGACCTCCTGATAAAAATTTTGCTGATGAATCTACAGGTCGTTCTGCGGATACAATTGAATCAAATGTGCCATTTGCACCAACTGCTGCAATACTGATATCTGTTAAAGTAGTTCCTGTAATGGTAGCAATTCCAGATGCCACCCTTGAAGATGTTAATGGAATATTTAATGTGTCACTATTAGCTACATTAACACCTGTTAGTGTATTAATGTTAATTTTTGGGTATGCCATTTTTGTTTTTTAGAGGTTAAAAATCTCGTTTATTTTTTATTTACTATTTTTATAAGGAAACATTCTATTTAATGTATCCTGGCGTTTATTGCATCCACAACCACCTTTGGTTACTTTGTCAACTATTGCTTTTACTCCTGTTTTTTTAAATACTTTTGCTAAGTCATCACCTAGACCAACTGATTGAGTTTTCATTTGATTATTTTTTACAACTACATATTTGATTAGGACAATTTTCAACTTTAAAAATAAATTTTGCTACAAAAGAATTCCAATTACATTGAAATCTACACCAAAGTGCTTGTACCATATATCCTAATTTTACTAAAAATTTCCCCATATTATGAGTTATAAATGTTTTTTATTTTTTTATAAGGAATGTGTTGAGTAGTTTGTGGTTTACTAACTGTTCTCGTATCTTTAATTTCCTTTTCTTTGACTACATTTTTAATTACTTTCTTTTTAGCCATTGTAATTTGATTTGATTAATATTACTTATTTTTTTTTCTTTTTTCTACCTGCTGCTGCCATAGCAGCAAATTTTGTTTTGCCGTATTTTTTTCTGCCTATATAAGCAGCTAATCCACCGCCTAACTTTGCAGCTAGTGTGCTAAACTTACTCATTATTTACTAATAACTGAAGAAAGGTGAGCTCCAACATTTTTAACGTGATCAGGATGCTTGTGTCTGTAAGACATATCTGAATCTGCTCCATAAGCGTGACCATACATTTTTTTTGACATACCTTTTGACTCATCTCTACGTGATTTCATAGATTGAGATTTCTTTCCGTTTCTACTACCTAATGACTCATTAAGTCTTGAATTGTAACCTTGTTTTTTCATAATTATTATTTTTATTTTTATTAATACATTTTTTTACCCATAGCTTTTTCATCTCCGTAACCTGGATTGTTTTTTACTTTTCCTCCATTCATTTTAGCAAAGGAGTGAGCTTGAGCTTTCCCTACTGCATTATAAGGAAATTGTCTTTTTTTGCCGCCTGGCATCATTACTGTTGGCATAATTTTTATTTTTAATTAATAATACAAATATACTAATATTTTCCTTGTCTATTTTTAGGGGAACTTTTAGTTGATCCTCCTTTACCAGACCACAGTTTTTTACAAGACCAATATCTAGCAGTTAATTTTGACTTAGCTGTTCCACATTTATGACGTGCCTTAAATGAACGTCTTGCAGCTGCTGAATAATTATGTCCATATCCTTTTGCTCCAAAGTGAATAAGTTTTTCTTGACCACCTTGACAGGCTTTAACCATTTTCTTTTTACCTGCTCTATCAGATCGCATAACTTTATTACACGACATTGTTGATTTATTTGCCATAAGATCACTTTTTTGTTTTCTTTTTACGAACACAATTAGGAACTTTTTTTCCTCCTTTAGTTTTTAATCCATATGCTATAAACCCTTTCCAACAAGGATTTTTCATTTTTTTTGCCATTTATTTCTTTTTATGAGAATAACCTTTTTTCTTTAAAGATAAATGGTCTTTCATTGTTTTAGCAACTTTCTTAATTCCAGTTTTGCTATACATATTATGTATTTTAAATTTTGCCATAGTTTAATTTTAAGTTGTTCTTCTTACTCGTATATATTGTCCTAAAGAAATAACTGGTTTTTTAACCAATGCTTGTTTTCTTTTTTCTAATCGTGTTTCAGTCTTAGTAATCATTATCCTGAAAATCTTGTTCTACCTCTTCCTTCTTGTCTTTTTGTTATTCTATTAATCTTTGTAGTTATTCTGTTTTGCTTTTTTAGACTTTTTATTTGACCTTTAGAACTAAATTCGTTTTTTGTCATATATTCTCTTTCTAAATCATCACTTTTAGCTTCTAACTCTTTTAAACGTCTTAAAGCACGATTCGAAAAGTTTTTTTCTTCGTCTGTTTTTTTACTACTTGGTTTTAAATTTAGATTCATTGTTATCGTTTTTAAAATTAATTTCCTCCTGTATTACCTTTATTTTTTCTTCCTTTGCCTTTTTTACCTCTCGCTCTTCTATCACCAGCAGTATTTGTTTTACTACCCCTGTTCTTTTTAGCAGTTTCCAAAACATAACGACCTTTCCCTTTATGAGAAACATCCAAACCATCATAGTTACCATACGTTCCTTTTTCTCTATTAGCTCTATTATCTGCAACTCTTTGCTTTATAGATTTTCTTTTTTTATTATACTCTCCTTGATACTTACGATGCTTTGCTCGTGCATCAGGATTATCTCTATAAAATTTTGCAGTTCTGCTTAACGCCATCTTTATTGTATATTTGACAAAGATAATTAATTTAAATCTAATGCAGTTAAACAAAAAATTAAGAATAAATTACGATAGAACAGAACCTTCTAACGACTATTTAAAATATTGGAAGGTAATAAAACAATGGGCAAAAGCTAATTATAATATATCATCATCAGATATAGAAATGATGATGTTTCTTTATAGCGAAGGATTATTTACTCGTTTACAATTTGATGAATTTAACGAAATTATGAGTTGGGATAAAATGAGATTTCATAAACTACTTAATCAAAAGTGGATTATTATCTGGAGAGAGAAAATTGGTAATGAATCTAAATTGTATGAGTTAGGATTTAAAGGAAAAAGATTGGTTTCTTCTATATATAGAAAACTAAATATGCAAGAAACCATCTCTGAAAGTCCTTATCGTAATAATATATTTCGAAAAGATACTAAGTATAGTAATAAGATATATCGTAAAATTATTAAAGAAATGAATTTAACTATTCGACAACAACAACGTCACGCTCCTGAATAATAGTATATATTCTTTCATCTAACATCATAGTGTGTCCAGCTGCTTTGTCATAATAAATAATATCATATTTTTCTAATACAGAACATTCAGTACCTGGCATAATTACTCTGCCTTTTTTATATCTAAATTTATCTTTATCAGCAACAGTTAATATTAATCCTGAATCGTGTGTTACTTTTTCTTTAATAGTTTCTATTACTATTGTTTTTCCTATTGCTTTCATATTTTAAATAGATTCATAAATTAATACATCAGTTATTGGGCATTCTTCATTTGTACAAGTGTGGTTACTAACTATACCTTCACCTTCTAAATCATAATCTTCATAGCTATGATCTCCACCCCATAATAAATTTTTTAAACATTTAGGACAATCCATAATTAAGCTCTTTTCATAGTTATAATTGCGTTAGTACTCAATACTGTTGTAGCAACACTTACCGCATTAGTTAATGCATTCTTTGTTACTTTAGCAGGATCTATAATTCCCATCTTAAACATATCTCCATACTTTTTGTTCTTTACATCATAACCATAATCAGTTGGAACTTTAGCACAAGAGCAAATTTTATCTCGTACAACCTTAATATCTTCACCAGCATTAATTAAAATCTGTTCTAATGGTTGAGTCAATGATAAATATAATATGTCAGCCGCATCACCATCACCTAAATTTTCTGCTTCTCTTAACAAAGCAAGTCCACCTCCTGGTAATATTCCTTCTTCTAATGCTGATCGCACAGCACAAACCGCATCATCAATGCGGTCAAATTTTTCCTTTTGTTCAATGTCCGAATTAGCTCCTACATAAATAACGCCAACAGATCCAGTCAAGTTAGCTATGCGTTCTAATACAAAATCTTTTTCGTGTTTGTTTAAAGTATTATTTAAATGCTGTACTTTTAATTGTTCTATTCTTTCTGCTATCTCATCTGATTTCTTATCATCAGAGTTTACGATAACCGTGCTGTCTTTTCCAACTATAATTTTCTTAGCAAATCCTAAAGAATCTAAAGTAAGTAAACTTAAATCATCTCCTTGTGACTCACTAAAATATTTTGCTCCTACCGATAACGCAATGTCACCTAGTAATTCATTTGTCTTATATCCAAAAGATGGTGGTATAATATTACAGAATGCTAAATTGTTCTGAACAACATTAGCTCCTAATGTATTAATTACATTCGCTGTACAGTTTCCAATGATTAATAACTTACCCTTCTTTGCAATGATTGGTCTTAAAATACCCTCAATCTCTAAAAGACTTTGTATCTCTGTGTCCGTAATCAAAATACTTACGTCAGTTAAAATACATTCGTCATTTCTTTCGTTATTAGAAAACAACTGACTAGTATATCCCCTGTCTATCTTAATACCCTTAGTTACTTCATAGTATGTTTTCTCAGTAAATGAATTCTCTACAGTTAAAATCCCATCCTTTCCTAATACTTTGTATGCATCAGAAATTAAATTTCCAAGTTCTACAGAATTATTAGCGGAAACAGTAGCTACATCCTTTAAAGTTTTGTTTGTTACTTTCTTAGACTTCTTTGTTAAGTTCTTTACAATCTGTTTTACCTTATCATTCAAGTCTTTGATCAATACCGTAGTATTAATGTTATCCTTTGTCTCTATAAGATTCATTCCATTGCGAATAATAGCCTCTGTCAATACAATAGCAGTAGTAGTCCCATCTCCTGCAGAGGTAGCTGTGCGATCTGCTGCTTCCTTCATCATATTTACCGCTAAGTTTTCTACTGGATCTTCTAAATTGATTGACTTTGCTACAGTAACTCCATCCTTTGTCACAGTAATTCCGTGTGTATGTTCTGGAGACTCTATTAATACTGTTTTACCTAGTGGTCCTAATGTACTTTTGACCGCATTTGTAATTTGATTAATACCCTTTTTTAACTTATCTCTACCTTCTTTTTCGAAAATTAGATCTTTAGGACTGTAACTCATAATTTAAATTAGATTTGATTATTTATTCAAAAGTATACAATATATCTCTATAAAAAAAGAAGTATTTTACAATGTTATGATGTTGACTTTTATTTCTCTATATACAACTACTAGTAATGTACTAATACTCTTTTTATTTTTTTTTTAAAAGTATAGTAAAAGTTAACATTCTTAACATAGAACTATAAATCAATTACTTACAATAAAATTCATAACATAATCTTAACATAACTTAACATAAAATATCAAAGTCAACATAAATAAGCACAAAAAAAAGGACTAATCAATGATTAATCCTCTTTAACACAAATTAACTATGGGAAGAAAGTTATCTGTATATGTTAAAAAAATCTTTTCTCTGTTCTGCAAGTTCTATTCCTTCAGCAATCATACTGATCTTTTTAGCTCTATGCTTTGCAGCCTTAATCTCTGCCAGTTTTTTAATACCTGTAATATAGTAGTCTCCACCACCATTAAATTCATTCCTGTTTCTCTCTTGTAAATACTCTGCCATAATTGGTTTAGCACTTATCTTTTTTGCTCCTGTGATTTTCATAATGATGTTCTTTTGTTGAGTAAAGATAATAAAAAAATATTACATATTCTGAGCAATTGGGTAATATAGGATATACAAAAACTTTTCGTAAAAAAAAAACAAAAAAAAATCAAACCCCCCCCTAATAAAATTAAAAATTTGCTCAGAATTTTTTAGCTTTTTGATTCACAGCTGTCAAAATTTCCACAGCTGTCAACCGTACAGCTCTCAGCTCTCAGCTCTCAGCTCTCGCCTGTTTGCTGTCGCTCTCGTTTCCTGTCGCTGTCGCTGTCGCTGTCTAGCTCCGCTTTTGTTTACACGTACATAACAAAAGGGTTATATATTCCCCAATAAATCCACATACTTAATAATATATATACTAATTGATTACTGTAATTATTTCCACAGCTGAGAACTAAGCCTATTATTTGCGTGTATAATCGCTATAATATTATAAAATGTGTTTCCAGATAAACAATTTATAAAGTATTTGTAAATAAATAGTATATAATCTATAAATAAGTTGTATATTTACAATGTAAAACAATAACAAACTAATTAAAATTTTTATTATGAAATTAAAAAACCCATCATTAAAAGTATTTGTTAAACTTATTACATTATCATATGTTTTAATAATATTATTTTCTTTAACGTCTTGCGGATCATCTAGACAATGTAAAAAGCTACCAGCTTACGGGTGGTATAAATAAATAAATATAAATTAATCTAACTTTAAAAAGCAATATTATGACAGTAAACGAAGCATCAACACAGGAACAAACAAGATTTGAACAAGACTGGTTTCAGCCTATGAATATCAACGGTATGGAGTCTAACAAAGGTTATTATAATTTAATCGTATCAATTAGAGATGTATCTCTATGGATCAAAGGATTAAAGCCTCATCGAAATTGGTATTTAACAGATGTAAAAAAGTATTTCGGTATCAAGGGAAACGCACAAACAGTTTTAGATATATTAAACCATCACAAAGAATATATTCACGACACTATGGAAGCTGATTTAGAAAATGAAGAAGATTCTAGAAACAGCTAGAATATAATCCCATCAAACAACTTGCTTAGAAATAAGCGAGTTTTTGAAGGTGAAAGTCAGTATTAATTAAATAAACATTATGAATAAAAAAGATAAAAATTTTATGATCCGAACTTTGTTAATA